GCTCTTCTTTGGAAGAGACCACAGCGATCGTCGAGGCCCAAAGCGAATACACGGCATACGCTATGGAACACTCTGGTTTCGAGCCCATCATGTGGCCCTACCTGGGCAAATTCATGGTTTCTCCACTGCGCCTTCAAAAGATAAACGAAGCCAAAACCGATGGGATTATTCCGAGAAGAAAATCACAAGATACTCCTTGACCCGGAGGTAAAACTCATTCCAGAGTTCAAGGCAATCCAGGCGCGGGACAAGGACCGGGCCAAGCGGAATGCTTTCAAGGAGTTCGTATTCATCTATTTCTACACCGATTTCAAGAGCCCTTATACTATATATGATAAGGACAAGAGATTCAAGCTCTCCCTGAAGGACGCAGGTCTTCCAGAGGACACCAAGCTGGAAGGGCCTTTGAAGAAAGCAGTGGAGAAATACCGGGAGCTGCAAAAAACTCCCGCTATCCGTACTTTGGATACTTTACGCAATGCTCTTTTCACCTCCCTCAATGCAGTGGAGGCTCTCAATATGTACCTCAACGAAAGGGTTGCCCAGGTAACCCAGAGTCGTGACCCGATGGATGAGGACGAAGATGAGGATATGCTGGATGCAGACCCCACACCTGATGTGGCGGAGATGGTCAAAGCGGTCACTGAGCTGGTTAAGCTCTCCAAAGAGATTCCCAACGTAATTACCACTTTGGGTACTGTCGAAGAACAAGTTAAGAAAGAACAATCCGAGTCTCGCCGAGTCAAAGGTGGGGGCGGAGTAAACCAATTCGAAGAATGATTATAGCAGTCGATTTTGATTTGACCTTGTCTCTTGGGGAATACCCCAACGTAGGCCCCCTGGCTCCGGGAGCAAAGGACGCCCTTGAGCAAATGAAAGCTGATGGGCACGAAGTCATCATCTGGACCTCCCGAAACGGGGTTCATGTACAGTCAGCCCGTAAGTTCTTAGAGGATAACGGGGTTCCTTTTGATTGTATCAATGAGAATTTGCCCAGGATACTGGAAGAGTACCATGGCAAGGATAACCGAAAGGTATACGCGGATGTGTATATCGATGATAAGAATATTCCCCCCATGCCAGTCAACAAATACGGTGAACCGGACTGGTCAAAACTGATGGGACATTTACAAAACCACGAAATGTATTACGAATGAAAGACATAGAAAGAGCGTATTATCAAGGACTGGACGTAGCAGCAGCCAATGACCTGCACAAAATCCTACAAAACTTCAATCTGTACGTCACTCCTAAGGATGAGGTGGGATTTCCCACAGATCCTGTACGGGGGCACATCTTCGACCGACTGATTCAGATTGATGACAAAGACAATATCAAACGCTGGAAATACGAGATGGTTCTGCTGATTTATGCAGGTAGTACCATGCTTCTGAGCCAGACCTCCGGTGTTGTTCAGTACACCAAGAATCGTCCGGATGACTCCTTCATCGAGCAGATGGCAAGGAAACTCTATGACAAAGCCGCCAATGAGCTGTTCAACGCAGGCTTGGTCAAGTTAGTAGAGGCGAATCGCCAGGTTTCCAGATACCTACAATACCGCTAAACGATGGCTGAAAGAGAGATTTTACAACGAAGCGAGTTCATCACCCGGCTAATCTCCATCGCGGAGGTTGCCGAGGCTGATGGGCATCGCACAGAGGTGCAGATCAACAAACGGGCATCTTTAGAGGTGATGTTCGAGGAACTTAGCGATGAGCAGTGGGCTCTGGTTCGAAAAAATGTTTCTATCAATACCACAGAGGAAGGCGCAGACTTCATCATGTGGGCAGACGAAAAGAAGGGGTATACCCCATGAGAGCCTACAAACTGGTACGTCAAATGAAGGACGGTTCCCTGTCCTCTCTGTTCATCAATAAGAAGGCAAGACTGCCTATTGGTCAATGGATGCAGGCAGAGGACCACAAGACTAAAGGGTACAAGCACCGTCCGGGCTGGCATTGTACTCCGTTTACAGAAGCTCCACACCTGAGCGAGAGAGGAAGGGTATGGGTAGAGGTGGAGATAGAGGATGTTGAGATTGAGAACCGCCCTGTAAGCCAGGGAGGTAAATGGTATTTAGCACAAAGAATGAAAATCAATAAAATACTCTCATGAGCAAAGTTGCAAATATTCTCGAAGGCTGGGCCAAGTACGCCCAGGACAAAATGGGGAAACTCGATCCCGCTACAAAGAAATTAGCAGAAAGCCGAATGGCTATCTGTGATGAGTGCCCGATACGGGTAGGGGACATTTGTGCTCCCTGGAAATCTGTTGAACACACAGACGGGGACAGAGAGGTTCTCGGCTGTGGATGTATGTTAGCAGCTAAGACCCTGGTGGATGGGGAGACTTGCCCAGCAGGAAAATGGTAAGCTATCACGAAAAACTACAAACAGCCCACCAGCTCAAGGAACAATTATTCAACAGCGTTGAAGAGGTTGAGCGAGACTTACAGTATTTAGCAAGCGCAGGCTTTCAGACACAGAAGAAGACAGAACAATTAGACACCATAGTACTCAAACTCTCTGCCGCATTAACTGTGCTGGACGATGAGTCGACCATTTGTGAACACACTGGAGTTCAGGAAGGAAGCCCTGAACTTTAAAAAATACGGATACTATATAGATGCCCCTCCAGGCACGCGTGACTACATGGACTACTGGACCGAGCAGTTGCGCAGATGTCGGGAGGGCTATTCTGTTGGTGGGGTTAAGATAACCGGACACCATTACGGATACATGAACTTTGCCCAGATCCTGCTGACCGATGATGAGGACCAGAAGGACATCAACGGCAGGAAAAAGAAGCGGGGCAAGAAGAAGACCCGGGATTTCCCACACTTCTGGGACGGGGATTACGAGTATTTCCATGTAGTGGAGATCGCCCGTCACGGTATGGAGAGGAAAGCCTACGAAGCCCTTGGGCTGGAAACCCAGGTACTTGACCTGGATGGGGGCTTGAATGTGATGGTGGGTAAGGCCCGACGAAAGGGGTTCTCCTATAAGAACGGGTGGATTGCAGCCAATAACTACAACACCCTTCGCCACATGACCACATTGATCGGGGCCTACGAGAAGAAGTATCTCTACCCCGACGGTACCATGTCGATGGCAACCAACTACCTAAACTTCCTCAATGAGAACACCGCCTGGGTAAAACGACGCCAGGCAGTAGACAAACAGGACCACAAGAGGGCTTCCTTTCTGGAGATGCAGAACGGTATCCCCATTGAGAAGGGCTACAAATCCCAAATCATTGCGGTTACCTTTAAAGATAACCCGGATGCAGCCAGGGGAAAGGATGCTTCACTTATCCTTCTGGATGAGTGTGGTGCCTTTGACAACCTCAAGGACGCATACGCGGCTACCCTGCCGACCATCAAAGATGGTGGATACATCACCGGACAGATCCTCATGTACGGAACCGGGGGTGACATGGAAGGGGGTACCATTGACTTTGAGAGTATGTTCTATAATCCCGAGCCATACGAGCTGATGCCTTTCGATAATATATTCGATGAGGGAGCTTACGGCACATCCTGTGGATTCTTCTTCCCGGATTACTGGAACAAGACCGGGTTCATGGATGAGATGGGTAACTCCAAGATCGCTGAGGCAAAAGAGCACGAGGAGGCAAAAAGAGCCTATAAAAAGAAAACAGCAAAAGACCCCTCACAGGTCGACAAGTATATCACCGAGCATCCCTTCAATCCCAAGGAAGCCTTCATGCAGGTTTCATCCAATATGTTCCCTGTTGCCGCCCTCAACGAGTGGCGTAATCACCTGGTATCCTCCGGGCTGTTCACTCAGATGGGTGTTCCGGGAACCCTGGCAGAAACCCAGGATGGGGTGGTCTTCCGTCCGGATACCAACCTCAAACCCATCAACAAGTTTCCCCACGACAAGGCGGACGATCTGACCGGGTGTGTGGTGCAATACCAGTCCCCATACCGTGAAGACGGAAAGGTTCCCCCGGGCATGTACATTGTGGTGCATGACCCCTATGCTACTGATGGTACGGGAGGTATATCCCTGGGAGCTGCCTATGTCATCAAGAGGGTCAACCCTTTTAGTAAGCCAGATGACATGATTGTGGCTTCGTATGTGGGTCGCCCTGCTTCGCAGGACGAGTATAACAGAAATTTATTCCTGTTGGCTGAGCTATATGTGCTAATGCCGGTGTAGCCATCCGGAAGCTGGGTAGAAAGTACGGTACGTCCATGGGTAGCAAACAGAGAAAGGGACAGGCCCAGATATACCTCAGGGATTGGCTGTTGACCCCACGTTCGCAGACAGAGGACGGAAGCAAGATACTCAACCTGCATCACATCTACGACCTTGCTCTTTTGGAGGAGTTAATCAAGTATAATGATAAAGGAAACTTTGACCGGGTTTCAGCTCTGCTGGTGGGCATGTTCTACCTGGTACACATGTTCAACCGGGATGTCAAAAGTACCCAAGCCGTAGAAGAAGATGCCGAGGATTTCTGGGACAGAGAATGGTTCTCCTAAAAAAGACCCTATAATAACACCTCATTTAAAGGATAATTTTATTCTGTATAAACGTCATATAAGCCGTATTTTTGTATTGAAGCATAACATAATTATGCACAATGAATATATCGGGATTTCCAGTACAACGTAAGGCAAAAGCGGATAAAACCACCCAATGGTGCAAAGATACTATCAACGCACTCATTAACAACTCCGAGTTCGGAGGGAGGGAGAACCGTGACCTTGACAAACTGTACCGATACTATTCCGGAAACATCTCTGACGCAGACTACTCCTACGTTACCGACCCTTACAAATTCCAAACCAAACGAAATTACCCAGCCAAGCTGCGTAACTACAACATCATCAAACCTGTTGTGGATCTGCTGCTGGGTGAGAAAGCCAAACGTCCCCGCAACATTTCCATTATCTCAGTGAATCCCGACGCTGTGGGTATCATGAAGCAGGAGAAACAGGCTTTCGTTAAGACGCGTTTGCAGGACCACTTTGTCCACAGCATGCAGACCTCAGGTCTGGACGCCGGACTTCAGGTGAATCCGGTGGATAACCTGCAGGATGAAGCCAAGCAGTTCGAGCTTTCCTATACGGACAAACGTGCGGTCAAAGGGCAAAACATCTACTCTTATCTCAACTGGCAGCATCAGCTCAGCGACCTCTACCAGGAAGCGTTCAAGGACTGGCTGGTAGCAGGTAAGACCATTACCTACAAGGAACCCTTGCACGGAGATGTGGATTATACCGAGGTGGAGCCCAGTGAGTTTGACCATGACCGCAACCCATCGCTTCGCTTTATCGAGGACGGGGCCTGGGCGGTCAGACGTGTGAAGATGAGTGTGGCTCAGATCATCGATCGCTGGCATGATTTGCTGACAGAAGACCAGATTGATATGCTGGAGCATCCTTCTTCCTATGATGGGGAGGTAGGCTTCCGCTTTGATGTCAATAACAATGAACTTGAAATCTCCACCACCGATAATGACCAGTTCCATTACGTATACCATACCGTATGGAAGACTCTCACCAAGATAGGCATACTTACCTATATGGATGAGATGGGACAGGTCCAGCAGATGGAAGTCTCTGAAGACTACCAGCTCAGCGAAGAGGATGGGGACATCGATATTGAGTACATCTGGGTAAACGAGGTGTGGCATGGCTTCCGTATCGGAAGGGACATCTTCCTCAAACTCAGGGATGATAAACCGGCTGAAGCATTCCCTATCCAGAGGGGCTCACTGAATAACCCTTCAGACTGCAAGCTCCCATACAATGGTCGGGCACAGCTGGTCTCTCCTGTGGAGTTGGGTATTCCTTACCAGGAACTCTACAACATCTTCCACTATCGTTTGGAGCTTTCCATTGCCAAGAACAAAGATAAGATTGCCCTTTTCGACATCAACCAGATTCCCAAGAAAAAGGGATGGGACGAGGAGCGGTTCATGTTCATGGCTGAAGCCGCCGGATTCGCTTTTATAGATCCTACGGCTGAGAACGCTCAGGGAGAAAAGACCGGCTTCAACAACTACCAGGTACTGGATATGTCCCTGGGACAATACATTCAGGCCCAGTTCCAACTGCTGAATTCAGTTCAGGACGAGTTTGAAAGCGCCTTAGGTATTTCACGCCAAAGAAAAGGAAATATCATGGCCTCTGATGGAAGAGGCACCACGGAAAGAGCTGTTTTCCAATCCTCTGTCATGAGCGAAGAAATGTTCCGTCAGTTCGAGGAATTCGAACGTATGGAAGCTCAGGGATTGGTAGATACCGGAAAGATAGCTTACAAAGACGGCAAGAAAGCCACCTACCTGGATGAGGAAGGTAATGTGAGTTATCTGGAGGTTGACCCCGAAGACGTTCGCAACATGGAATTAGGTGTGGCAGCGTCCAACTCAGCTATGGATTACGAGAACATTCAGACCATGAAGCAGCTCTCACTGGAATTCGTCCAGGGAGGTATGCAGGCTTCTTCTATTGCTGAACTTCTGGAGAGCAAGTCCATGGCGAAGATCAAACAAAAACTGCTTGAAGCCGAACAGGCTCAGCGTGCTTGGGAAGAGAAGATGAAGCAAATGGACCAGCAGACGGCCCAGATGCAGCTCGACGCCCAGAAGGAAGACCGCGAAGACAAGCAGGGACACGAAGCAGGTGAAAATGCACTTGACCGTGAGAAGGACATACTAATCAAGCAGATGGATATATCTGCTAAGGACGGCTCAGACGATGGGGCAGATGAAAAACTTTCCCTGGACCGCCAGAAGTTTGAGGCCGACAGGTCGATGAAAGAGCGCGAGCAATCGCATAAGGAAAGGGTAGACAACAAAAAACTGGAGCAGGAGGATAAAAAGATCTCTATTGCCCGGCAAAAGAATGCACAATCTAACAGTAAACAGTCATGAAAATAGATTTGAGTAATGTATCCGCAATGGATATTCTGGACCAAACCGAAGAGACCGTAGAGGAAACCACTGAGGAGACTACTGAAGAAACCACAGAGGAGACCACTGAAGAGACCACCGAAGAAACGACAGAAGAGACTACTGAGGAGACTACCGAGGAAACCGAGGAGGAAACAACCGAGGAGACTACCGAGGAAACGACCGAAGAAGAACCGTCGATCTTTGACACAATGAATACCCAGTTGGGCTTTGAAGTCGAGGGTGAGTTCGAAGACACACCTGAGGGTCTGGCAGCCTACACGGCACAGGCCGCTCAAACGCTTGCTCAAAGACAACTGGATGCACAATTGGAACAACACCCGGCAGCCGGTGAATTTCTGCGCTATCTGCAGAACGGTGGTGAGCCGGACAGATACTTCCAGGCTTCTTATCCCGATGTATCATACTCGGAGATAGAGGTAGGGGAGAACGATACTGGAACACAGCGCGATCTGGTTCGCACCCTCTTGAAAGCTCAAGGGTACGGGGACCAGCAAATCAACGAAACCCTGACGGATTATGCCGAAGGTGGTTTGTTGTTCAAGCAGGCTAAGATAGCCAAGGATGTTCTTGCTGATGCTCAGTCGAAGCAGAAAGACAATTTGATAAAAGAACAGCAAAGGGTTGCCGACGAACAAAAGAAGCAAAACATGGAAACCTGGAAACAGATTGGCTCGATTGTTCAGGCCGGTCAGGTATCTGGAATTTCCATCCCCGTAGCTGAGAAGAAAGGATTCCTGGAGTGGATGGCAAAGCCCATCGATGATAAGGGAACCACCAAGCGGGATCAGACCCGTCAGGAATTGAGTTTGGAAAACGAGTTGATGCTCGAATACCTCATATACAAAGGCTTAAAGGTAAAAGACCTGGTTGTAGCCGCAGGAAAAACAGACAAAGCACAGTCGCTTTCAGGAAGATACAAGAAAAAAGGAACCGGAGCTCGAATGAAGTCGAATTCAAACGAGAGAACATCCGGTGGTGTTGTGATTCCCTCCCTGGACAATTTCGTTTAAAGGGAGTCAGACAAGCAGATTTTAGCATCCCATCCATTAGGCTGATTCGGGATACAGTGAATAGCAGGCACGCCATAGTGCTCAGGTAAACCTTAGGTAGTAATCTTTTTAACTAACTAAATACAACTGTATCATGGCAGCTGATAACATTTCAAAACTTCGTCTTTACGAAGATGTCTGGAACGCAGAAGGCATGACCGACGAGAATGCGTTGGCGAATGCGATGCTGACCCAGCCTGATGTACTCAGTCCTGTGCTTACCCACCTGCAAGGCCGTGAAGACAAGCGTTTTCCGCTGTCTTTCCTGACTGAAGGTTTAGGGAACATTAAGTACATCAATGACACCGAGCACGACTATCCAGTAATGGGTAGGATCAACAAGGCCGTAGTAGCTACCAAATTGGTAGGTACCGGAATCGGTCACACTTATTTCAAAATCACTTTCGCTGAGAAGTGGTTTGTACGCCAGTATTTGATTGAAGGTCCTAAAGGTACCGTGCAAGCGCGTATCATGAAAGACCCTGAGCAAACTGCTGATGGTTGGGAATATACTCTGCAACTTACTTCTCCTGATTCAACTGCGGCTGTTACTGCAGCTCAGGTGGTAGGTAAGAAGTTCGTTCAGCTTTATGCTCCTGTATCCATGAGTGGATCTCGTGGTAACGAAAGCAACTGGGTTGCTCCTTCTAAGATGAGGAATCAGATCTCAATGATTCGTAAGTCTTACGGATACGAAGGTAACATGCCTAACAAGGTGGTTAACGTTGAATTCAATGTCAACGGTAAGAAGACCAAATTGTGGTATGACTTCGAGGAGTACCAGCACATGCTTCGCTGGAGAGAAGAAGTAGAGAGCAATCTCTGGTATTCTGAGTACAACCGTGACGCCAATGGTGTTATTCACCTGAAGGACGAGAACGGTAAGCCTATCCCATTGGGTTCTGGTGTTCTGGAGCAGATTCCTAATCTGGACTCTTACACCAAGCTGACCGCCAAGAAGCTCAAGAACGTCGTTCGTGACGCTGTATTCGGTGCTTCTGACGCCCAGGTGATGAATATCATTCTGTACACAGGTACAGGTGGTATGGAAGAATTTGATGAAGCAATGAAGTCAGAGGTTGCCTCTGGTGCTTACATCAAGAATACTGACCCTGCCAGCTTCATCACTGGTTCAGGTCGTAACCTGGTACTGGGCGGTTTCTTCACCACTTACCAGCACATTGATGGTCACACCATCACTGTTCGTCACCTTCCTCTGCTTGACCACGGTCCCCGTGCCTTGGCAAGTGATCCTCACCCTGTTACAGGGCTTCCAATGGAATCGTATCGCATGATCTTCCTGGATCAATCAACTTATGATGGCGAAGCCAACATCAAGATGGTTACCCAGAAGGGCCGCGAGCTTGTTCGTTGGGCTGTAGCCGGTGGTACTGTACCTCCAGGATTCGCTGGAAACGCACTGCGTGCCAACGATATTGACGGAGCGTCCGTACACTTCATGAAAGCTGGTGGTATCGCCATCCGCAGAGCAACCAATTGCTTACACCTTGAGTGTGTAGCATAGTCATAACGGAGAACCCCTCATTTTCAGGGGGGTTCTCTCTTTTTTTCAACAGTAACATAGATTATCATGTCCTCAAGAATCATCGAAATTTATCGCAGACCTAACAACACGCGTCTACCAGAAGAGGTATACGCAGGAAGTAATCGTAAAATCGGTTCCTTTTTTGGCCCCAACGGCTCATTGGTAACCGGACTTACGCCTGAGGAAGAAGAAGCAATTCTTCCTGTTTTGACCGGAGTTCCTTACGACCACCCAACTTTCTTGCAAGCCAAACAGACTTACTACAATGAGATTTCAATCAAGGTGAGTTTGGAAGGTGTAAAGCTGGAAGTGGGCGTGGACAAGCACGGTCGCCCCATAGACCCAAAAGGCTATGTGGATTTCAAATATGCCGAGCAACACCCTTGGGTAGCTCCCAATGAAAAAGAGCTGTCCAATCCTGACTACAAGTTCTTCATCAAAGACTCTCAAGCAGAACTTGCCAAGGAAACCAAGCAGATTCAGTCACGCAAGCAGGCATACAAAGAGTTCATCAAGATCTCAGATGACACCAAGAAGGTTGACCTTATCATTACTCTTTTGGGAGAAACTCCTTCCAAGATGGGTGCTGAATCCAAGGAGATCTTCCTGGAAAACTTTGTCAATACCAACCCGACAGAATTCTACAACGTTGCAACTGACAAGCGATTAGAGATGAAGGCGTTCGTGCTGGATTGTATCTCCGCTGAAGTATTGCAGCGCGTGGGAACTGTTATTCTGGACGGGGACGAGCAACTCGGAGACACTGTCGAAGAAGCCGCTCTTCGCCTGGAAGACAAAGCCAACTCTGACATTCTTACACGTCTGAAAGCCAGACTGCAACAATACAACAAGTAAGTAAGTGCCCCCTCACCAGGGGGCTTACTTTAACACCAAGCAAACACACCATGGAAGAGACATTGAAACTTTATCTGGACGCTAAGTTCGACCATATTTCAGCAGAGAATCAAGCCATACAAAAAAGGCTGGATACGCTCAACGGTAACGTAGCTCGACATGAGCTTGCTATCGGGGAGTTAAGGGTCAAACAGGCAGCTATTCACGAAGACTGCCCGGCAACCAAAAAAGTAGAGGATGTCAGAGATAAGGTAGAACGCCTGGACTTCATCCGCAGAAACTGGAAGGTATTCCTGTTCGGTGGGGTGGGCTTTCTACTGCTCACATACGGAGGACTCTTCCTGGCACTTGCTAAATTCTTCAAAGCATGATCAACGTTCTGACCACCATATTCGGCTTTATCATCATTACTGCCTCGGTGGTTAGTGTATTCATGTTGCCCAAGGTCAACTGGGGAGATTCCATGTGGGCCGTTCTGGGCGGGGTCATGCTCATATACGTCAAAAACAATGCGGCAACGCAGTTAATCACGAAGATATTCGAGAAATATGACCCGAATAAGCAAACACATATCGTACAACGAGGCGATTCGCAGTCGTACAGCGAAGAAGAAGGGGTGGGGTAACCATCCCGGAGCCAGGGAGCTGGAAAACATGCGGGTTTGGGCCGAATATATTTTCGAGCCTATCAGGGCATACTTCGGTGTGCCTATTGGCATTTCATCCTTCTTCAGGTCATCCCGGCTCAATAAAGCCATAGGCGGAAGCAAGACTTCCCAACATGTCAAGGGTCAGGCCGGGGACATCGATGCAGACATGTTCCCTAACCCCAAGGTGACCAACGCCAAGATATTTGAGTTCATCCGCAAGCATCTCGAATTCGACCAGCTTATCTGGGAGTACGGGAATAGCAATGAGCCCGCCTGGGTGCATGTGTCCTATGTTAAAAACGGAAGGAATAGAGGAATGGTTCTGCGTGCCATTCGAGTTAGAAATCGCTTCGGCAAAAAAGTAACACGATATGTACCATTCGGATGATAATAACAATTGGTATCTATATTGGTTGCTGTACTTTGCTCTTGTGGTCGCCTTGATGGCATCTTCCTGCAAAAGCAAACAGGTTATCGTGGCTCCTGAGACCACAACTACCATTACTGAGACCATCACTCAACGGGATACTGTTGTGCCCGTACAGCTGGAAAAAAGCAGCATAAGCGAGAGAATATCCCCGCAGATAATCAGCGGAAAGATAGACTTCAAAACCCGTACTCTGGTCGGGAAATACTCAACGGCTACCATATCTGCTTTGGAGGGAGATATACTGGTTGAGCTTGAGAGTCTGGATTCTACCATTGATGTGACCATTAACAATGCGATCACCGAGCGTATGCGTACTGTGGAGACCGATTCAACCCTTGTGGTTGAAGTCAACCGGTTGACCTGGTGGCAAGAGACCACCTCTAAGGTGGGTAACTGGACACTTATTATAATAGGTGCATTCCTTGTGTTGGTGGTGCTGAAAATCTTACTGAAAATCAACATTCCATTCTTATGAGCCCCAAGGAATTTCATATAGCCATCAATACCGGGTTGCAACAATTCAACACCGATGTGTATGAGGTCTACAAGCCCCAGGAGTTAGACCTTGTCATCAACAAAATGATTGAGCGGTTTGTCAAACAACGCTTCTATTTCGGGTCCAACCCCAAAGGAAAGGGCTTTGAACAGAACCAGAAAAGGTACTCTGACCTACATACCTTGGTCAAGACCAAAGCGGTTGCTGTTCCTGAAGGTGCAGACAAGAACGAGTATGCCAAGTACGACGAGACTGCATTTGACTTGCCAGAGGATTACTTGTTCTACGTTGGAGGAATCGTAGAGGCGAAGATAGATCCTTTTGGGGAAGAGCCCACTGAGTCTTCTCCCGTATCCCAGATACCTGTCATGCTGGTGGAGCATGAAAAACTGGACTATTTGATGCGGAATCCTTTCACGATTAAGGACCATAATGCGTCCATGGGAACCATCGAGGAGTCGCAAATGAGAATTTTTATCCACAAAAGGTCCCTATTAAAACGACTGGTGGTCACCTACGTTTGCAAACCAAATAAACTTGACGTACTTTTGTATGAGACAGACAATCAGCAGGGGTTGTGCGACCTTCCCGAGCACACCCATTCAGAAATAGTAGATCTTACCATAGAGCACATTTTAGAGATTTTACAGTCAAACAGGTTACAACAGAAAGGATTGGATGTCCTGAAACAGGAATAAACCTTAAAACCTTTTTGATATGTCTAAACAACTGTTTATCCCCACTGGCTTGGAAGTTGCAGGTACTGCTATTTCAGCCATGACTGCTGGCAGGGCAGGTTTCTATGATGGAGACGCTGACAACCTGGTAGATGACCTGGATCTTGTATCCAGAAAGGCTCCTCTTCAAATCGTATGGAAAAAATCCGACGGTTCTATTGAGAGTTCAAATATTTTCACCATTGAGGACATTGTATCCGTTTCCAAAGCGGGCTATGATGCCGGTACTGCTCAGGTAGTTACCATCACTCCAGCTCTTCCTGCCACTCAGGCAAAAGGAGACATCTACACCCTTAAAGTGATCATCACCACTCCAGGTACTGCAGTCATGCAGAAGAAGACCTATGAGGTGATTAACACAACTGGTGTTGATTTCACTGCTACCACTTTGGGTAACGCTTTCCGTTCACTCATCAATGCTGACAGCGAGATTCCTGTGACTGCCACTGGCACGACCACTCTGATTCTGACTGCTGACATCGACGAGAACTTCCGCGTGGCTACTGATGACAACATGGCTGCTGCCGGTGTTGTTTACACAACCAACATGGACCTGAGCTTCGGTACCCCCGCGAAGATCAAAGACCTGGAAGCTGAATGCGAATCTTACGGACAAGGAATCACCAACAAAGTTGGTTTCCCAGTGAAACGTCCTGATTCTGAAGTAGGTTCTGGAAACTACGATGTGTACATCGTTGCATTGGAGCTTAAAGGCAAGAATGTTGATTCTGCCAATCCTTCCAAGTATGAAGACCTGACTCTCTACATTGCCGAACCTACAGGGGCTGGCGTAGTTGGAGCAGAGCTTGAGAAACTCTTCCTTGGAATAATTGACATCGCTGACGACGGCGTATAGCCAACTGATTAAAAGGGGGTGCTCACTTAGTACCCCCTTCTTTCTTTTCCCCAAAAAACACTACTAAAAATAATCTGAAATGGCCTGGTCAGTAGCCCTTAATTCCCCCGCAAACAATGCTGTTGATGTAGATCTGCAGCCAACCTTTACCTGGACAAAGTCACAAAGTCAAGCCGGTGGGGGTGCACCTATATTTATAAACGTATATGAACAGCCAGGCTCTCCGGGTATTCCTGCCACTGAAACGGTTGGGGGTGTATTCTGGACCTCTGTTCCCGCAGGTACTGGTGGAAACGCTATCACCAACGTCAAAGACGGGGATGGAAATGCCACTACCGTCGATGTTGAAATGCGAACGGGCTGGGATTATGGAGGTATCAATTCAGCCAATGTCACTACCCCTTCCACAGGGCCTTTTGCTTCTGATTCTATTGCCAAGAGTTTCGGACAGGATTATGGCGGTGGAGCTTTCATTGATTTAGCCGGACTGGAGCCTAATGGTTCCTATACCATATATGTACTGGCGGCAGGTGCTGCCGGAAGCGGAAATATCTTTGACATTCATAATGAAGTGGAGGCCGCTACTGCGGGTATCCAGAACTATGATGCTCATGGGGTTACAGTTCCTGAGACATACCAAGAACTGCCAAACTTCACTACCACTGCGGATGGTGCAGGTGACCTTGCCATAGAATTCAACGGACAGTTCTGGGCGATGGTTAACGCTATTGTTATAGAACCTGCTTCTACGCCTGACCCTGAGCCATCCTCAGTATTGAGAGTTTCTTTGAGCTCTAACCTTTCTGCACCGGCTGTTGAGAAGACCCTTGCCACAGCAGAGACCTACACTCTTCTTGCAGGAGAGGCGCTCGCTGAGAATGATGGATACTTCTGGGGTGTATCTCTGGATGGAGGATCTACATTCGACACCATACGTTCCTTTACTACCTTGTCAAACAACCCATTGACTGCTCCGGTATTGACTGGTCCTGCCGATGGAGCCACAGAGGTTCTTAGAACTCCTACATTTTCCTGGGTTCCTACAGACGCAGCGACCTTGTTCGACCTGGAAGTGTCTCTCAACTCTGACTTCTCTGGGACTTTAGGTGTTGACCGATGGCTCATTGAAAACCACAATACCAATTCGTATACTTGGGTAACAGAGTTTGCCAAAGAAGAAACTGTTTACTGGAGAGTCCGCTCAACTGACAATATAGAATACAATTCTCCATGGTCTACTTCTCGCAGCTTTACTACTCGTTACGGCGTTCCTGATGCCCCTGTTTTGAGCTCACCCGGTGACGGGGCAAGCGGTGTATCGCTGTCTAACACGTTCAGCTGGACTAATGGGGGTGGAGCCACAGAATACGATATTTATATTGACACAGATAGCAACTTTTCTTCTCCTGCAGTAGCCACCGCGTTGGGAACTACCTCGTACACTGCCCAAGTTGGAGACATGGATAATTCCAGGGTATACTTCTGGAAGGTTGTTGCCCGTAATGCCTACGGAACGGCTGAAAGTGCTGTCCGTGGATTCACTTCGGCTGCCCCAAATGTACCTAACCCTCCGGGATTACAATCCCCAAAAAATGGTGCGGTTGACCAATATGTACGTCCGGAGTTTGATTGGATTGCTTCTCCGGGGGCTACCAAATACAATATTGAAATAGCGGACAATCCTTCGTTTACGAACGCTATAACTTACAATGACCACATCTCAACAAGTATCACCATAAACGAATACCTGGAAACAGGAACGTTATATTATTGGAGAGTTGCTGCGGGTAATGCTAACGGCTATGGATCATTCTCCTCAGCCAATACTTTCACAACTCAGGCGGTACAACAGACCAATACTCCGGTTTTGGTTTCTCCTGCAAACAATGCAACGGATCAGCCTCTGCAACCCACCTTTGACTGGGATTGGACTGCTCCTCAGGCTGGCGGTGGAACCAATTACGGACCTTTACCTGAAGCAAGCACTCGGAACATCTCCAGTATTGTGATCGACTTCTCTTCTGCACCTTCGTATGTCAATGTGGGACTTGCCCCACTGAAGTACAACAAGACCGGTGTAGTGACAGCGGCTATCGATGACAGTGAAAGGGACGCCTACACCTCAGCTTTCCAGACAGCGCAAAGCACATTCTTTACCGATGGTTGTGGAAATGATATTCCATTCTCCTTTGCTTTGGCGCATTACATTATAGGATACCAAAACAAAGACGTTCACTCCCATCCGGATTACTCCTTTAAGTATACCTGGGCGGAGATGGCTGAGATGGCTGTCAAGGGAACAATTCCTGCTAACCACGGTCTATCCGATGCAGGAGATAATCTGGCATTGGCTGATGCTTATACCAAATGGAAACTTTCCCGCTCACAGCACTTTCCTTCAGGTTTGGTCCGTGGATTCGACCAGAAGTGGTATGTAGGAACCAATGGAGCGGATGTATCTGCCCAGGCTCTTGCTAACGGGGCTTACGGATGTGATGCTGCCAACTACGGCTCTCAGGGAAGAACATTTGCAACTGGTGGGGAGAATCTATACAACTCCATCACCCCAGAGACTTTCTTTGCCAAAACCTATCGTCGTTTTGAAGTTCAGTACGATGATGCAGTCAATGCGATCAATGCTGCGGGAGCCACTACCCGTCCATGGTTGAACTATGGGTTCCATGGGGGAGCGGCCTTATCTTCTCTCATCAACACTGTGGCTTCTGCTCACGGTAAGAGTGGAAGTGATAAAGTCTGGTTCTGTTCACAGCAGGAACTTATCGAGTATATGTTCATTCGCGAGTACCTCAGAGTTCCTCATACCGTTAACGGAAATCAGGTGACTATCACAGTTGACCAGTCTTCTGTACCCGGTGACCTGATGTTCTACGCCGCTACTCTTTTGGTGGATACAGATGCCAACATTTCCAACATCACTATAAACGGCGGTATCAACACCGGAATTAAAAAGAACTCGTACAAAATTACCGGGCAGGACGCTATGATTAACCTGGAGTGGAACGGAAACGATTACACTGCTCGTGAGACCATGGCTTCTGATAAGGTGACTATCGCTGAGGGAAATAATACACAGGAGAACCGCGAGATTGCACAGGCGTATGTCAACCTGGTACCTTCAGGCTCTGCACGTACCACACTGGATGGTAGAATGGCTGCCTTAGGCTCAACGACCTACGTTGCCAGTGAAGACCCTGGTAATATCGATGAGGCTGCTGGAGTGGTATGGGACCCTGAGAATCTGACCATGAAGTTTGAGCTTCGGGTTTATCCTGATGGGGGAGACATCAACAGCCCAACTGTTGAAGTCACTGATATTGTAGGAACAGCACACAACCTAACATCTAACTTGGCTGACCGAACCGATTATGACTGGTCTGTTCGAGCCAAGAACGAGGTGTTTGAGTCTGCCTGGGCAAACGCACGCAACTTTACCACGGTATTTGGTCCACCAGATGCTCCGACACTTGTAGATCCTACTGACGGAGCTGGAGGTGTATCCACCAACCCCTTACTTCAGTGGGCTGCTTCTGGCGAAGTGGACGGTTTTGTTCTTCAGTTGACATCCAATTTCGTCGGTCAGACTCCTCAATGGACCGGTCTGGTTGTAGATGAAAATGAAACTACTCTGTTAGGCAATGCACGGGATTACCAGGTAACCGGATTGAGCTTCAATACTCAGTACGCCTGGAGGATTATGGCAAAGAACTCTTACGGGGATTCTGCCTATGCCGTAGGTACCTTCACCACCGGTAGTGTCCCTGCCCCGGATGCACCAACACCTTTGTCTCCAGCCAACGGTTCGGCAGACATCGCAGTCAATGCGGCTTTGAACTGGAACTCTGCTCTAAGAGCATCCTATTACAGGGTAAGAATAATCGACCACAATACCGGACAAACAGTAGTGGAGACCACTCAACTGCCCGGTACTACATATTCACTGGGAAGTACAACAGGTATCAATTACGATACGACCTATCGCTGGCAGGTGCTGGCAGGTAATGATACAGGGGAATCCCCATGGTCTTCTACCTGGTACTTCACCACATCGTCCCGTCCGCTTCCGGGACAGACAGTTCTGATTTCTCCTTCCAACAACGCTTCTGCACAAGAAGTTCAGCCCACTTTCACATGGGCATCTGACGCCAACGCAGAGGATTATACCTTGGAGGTTTCCACAGACAATCTGGACTTCGACGCCAATATAGTCTACACTGTAGATACTGCAGGAACTTCTCATCAGGTATCAACCCAGTTGAACTACCTGACTACATATTATTGGAGGGTCAAAGCCCGTAACTCATCAGGATATGGGCCTGCCTCTACCATTCGTACCTTTACTGTAAAGGCTATTCCAGTTCCTGGACAGCCTACCCTACTGACACCTGCTCAGTTCTCAACTGACCTTTCAGCTCTTCCGAACTTCACTTGGGTAGACGAGCCGTTGAGCGATTCTTACATCCTTCAGGTCAAGAAGATCACTGAGAGTTGGGCAACAGCCAAGAGCTTTACCCCAGGTGCAGCTACCTATACCATTCAGCAAGCCGACGCTCTGGACTTCTCTGAGGAGTACCAATGGAGAGTAGCCGGTGTGAATGCTTCAGGTACGGGAACCTATTCCACCATACGTAACTTCACTGTACAGTCCATTCCTGCTCCTGGAACGCCTACACAGCAGGCTCCGTCTGGAAATGGCATTGCCGTCCGTCCTTCATTCACCTGGGATACTGTTCAATATGCAGACCAGTACGAGCTTGAGTTGTGGGAAGAAGGTAAAACCAAAGCAACACTCATCCCTGACTGTAACGCTGGATGTACAGAGTATGCTTTGCTGTACGACTTGAAGTACGATACGAACTACTACTGGAGAATGCGTGCGGGCAACTCTACCGGTTGGAGTCCTTGGGGGCCTGACCAACTCTTCCGCGTGGGTACTCCTCCTGTATTGAGTGCGCCTGTACACGAAACTCCGGTTGATGGATCTACGAATATGCCGAATCAGCCTTCTGTTTCCTGGGCCCACGCAGAAAGCGTAGACGAATTTGAGGTGGAATTTGCCACAGATGCAGGGTTCACCAATGTATTTGAGTCCGCTACCCTTAATGAGAGTCAGCGTATCTACCAGATTCAGACTGTTCTTTCTTACTCTACCACCTATTATTGGAGAGTACGTGCCGCCAAATTCTACAACTCAGGAGACTACCGCCATTTGAGTGCATACTCTAATGGATGGAGCTTCACTGTTGAAGATCCACCGGTGCCTGGCACACCTACCATCAGCTATCCTACCGGAATCGATAGCCCTCGCCAGCCATTGGTACAGTGGAATGACACGGTGGATACGGACACATGGGATATTGACATTGCCGATGATGCAGGTTTCTCCAACATCATCTATACAGCTACTGGTCTGACTGCCTCCCAGTATCAGATACCAGCCAAACTGGCTTACAATACGACCTACTATATAAGAGTTCGCTCTGTTAACTCATTCGGAACAAGCGTATGGGCAGAGGAGAGCTTCACAACTATTGAGCTTCTGGCTCCCGGTACCCCAACAATCAACACGCCATCAAACGGTGATGTGGGTGTATCCAGGGATGTGACTGTGAGCTGGACACTGGCTTCGTCTTCTGATGAATACGAACTCCAGATCTCCACGGACAACGCTTTTACAGCCCCTGTTGTATATGACAATCTGGGTTCTCTGGATTATACCTTCAGCAATCTTACCTATCTGGACACCTATTATGTAAGGGTTCGTGGTAAGAACGAAGCCTACCAGGGAAGTTGGTCTGCTGTGGTCGGGTTCACTGTGGAAGAGCCACCAACCCCGGGAAAACCAAACTTGTTAGCTCCTGCAGATAACGACGAGAATGTTTCCCGCTCGGTTACTTTCCAATGGAGTCAGGTGGTCAATACCGATACCTTCCTGGTGGAGATAGCCACAGACGGTTCGATGAGTAACATCGTATACACCCGAAACGTGGGAAGCGATGTACAGCAACTGGCTTTGGGAGAAGACCTGGATTACTTGGGTTCTTACTTCTGGAGGGTTACTGCATCGAATGCCTGGAGAGCCACTCAGTCAGATGTTTCTGCCTTTGTAGTAGAAGACGCTGCAGAGCCTACGATTCCTGTATTGGGTTCTCCAACTCCTGACCAGAACGATGTGAGTACTACGCCTACATTCCAGTGGTCCAATACCTTCAACACAGAGAACTACCACTTGCAGGTATCTCAGGACATCACCTTTGCAAATCAGAGTTTGCTGGTGATAGATGAAGCTCTACTGACCCAGAGCGAGTTTACAGTCAGCGAGGCGCTGGTTTATCTGACCAAGTACTACTGGAGGGTCAAGGCTACCAACGCTTATAAAGAGAGTGCATGGACAACTGCCCAGCCGTTCATTACAACCGATGGTCCTACACCTACTCAGGTGATACAGACCTATCCGGAGGATGGTCAGGTCAATGTGCCTAAGAATACTTCCCTGGTATGGAGACCTTCCAGCAAGGCTACCTATTACGATCTGGAGATCTCTCCGAATGTGGACTTTATTGGAGCTCGCCAGGTTCAGCTGAACTCTGGTACTCAATACGATGTCTCCGAGATAGTTGTCAACAATGACAAGTATTTCTGGAGGGTTCGCGGAGTTAATGTAGCTGACCAAACCTACGTAGGTGACTGGTCTACCATCCGCTCCTTCAGGATTGAAAGCGAACAGGCAGAACAGGACCCAAGTGGTGCCCGTCCTGCTTCCAGTATTCAGTTCGACCTGGTGGGATGCAACAGCTTTATCTTCGAACATCACTACCGTCTGACGGTATATCCGATAACTCAGAAAGCCCTGACCATCACATTCCCTGACGGAAACGTGCTGCGTTATGCCGAGAAAGCAGAAACCTTCCCAGAGCTTAACAGCGGTACGGGACTACTGGGTGAGCTGTCTCAGCGCATTTTGGGAGACCTCGATGAATTGGGATACAACACAGGTGCTCCGACCAACATCATCATGATGGATTCAGATACCATCAAAAACGATGTGGCGCTCTTCCCTGATATGTTCACCGATGCCAACGGTTTTCCGGCTGCTTACAACTACTCCAGTCTTCCTGACGGTGTCTACCAGATAGACTTCACCTACCAGGTGGCTGCAGTTGTATCGGAAAGTGAAGCCGCTGCTGAAGTCAAATCAGTGGATGGTAAATCTACCCAGTTCACCTTCCGCAAGGAGGTGATGAATACTTGCCTGAGTGATGCCTGCATCAACTCCAAGATTGAGAAGATGTACGAGATACGCTGCAAGGACCCCATGCGCTGCAATGAGCGTGAGGCGATCCGCAGTCTTATCATGGATGCCACACTTTTAAAAGAAGGCGCAGCAATCGACTTCTCTGAAGGCAGGTTCGCAAATGCAAATGATAAACTCACCGCGCTGAAGCATTTGTGCTCCACCGGTGAGCTGATCTATAAAAAAGGATGCTAAATGAAAGAATCACTCGACCCACGGGACTATACCAACAAACAGGATTTCTTCAAGGTACTGGACGATGAGTTCCAGTCTTTGACCCTGGAGTTGGCGCAAGCCATGCGCTATTCATTGTGCACCCAGGAAATCTCCCGACAGCTCACTGAGATGAAGCTGTTGGCAATGGAGCAGGGCTATGAACTTCAGCAAGGAGTCAAGGGTCCTCAGACCTACAAGATAACCGTGGTGGAATACGACGGTGCAGGGGGGTATTTCTTCCTTAACGGATTTTACCGCAAGCCTGGCAACAAGGTTTTATTTACCATCGTACCTCCAACAGGTGCACGGGTCAAGAGTGTGAAGATTGGAGAGGAGACCATATTGGGGGTGAGCATGTTTGAATTCTACATGCCTTCCCAAGATGTCACCGTGGAAATTCGCTACGAGTCTTTGGATTTGTTCGATGTCAACTACACGGTAGAATGGAGCGATCTTTCTTGTACTGTACAGCTTTACACCTACCAGTTGGGCTGGAGTGATAGGGTATGTGTAGGACAAGGAGCATTCTTTACTGTCCAGTGGAACGACCAGGTATGTCTGGTGACCGGAAGCGAATACTTCACTCAGTGGAGTGACATCGTTTGTGTTGTTTCTGCTTCTGCATTCCAGACTCAATGGAGTGACCCTGCATGTGTAGTGACTCCTACAAATGACTACAACATTCGATTCACTGATCCTGAATGCGTCGTAGAGGAAAGCAACTATCGTGTGGACTGGACATCACGTGTATGTGAGGCGCAATCAGCAGATTATTCGGTTCGTTGGGAAGACCCTGAGTGCGCAGTCACAGATACTCAAACCGGGAATATTAACTAATAAACAATAATAAAATGGCTTACGTACAGAATGGTAAGTTTCGCTGTAAAACCGCAACGGTGAATTACCTCGATGGCAACGGTCAGAATCTGGCTGGCTATCCCAAGACCTACAACTTCTTGGCTTCTTTCACATTCAACTCAGTGACCTACCCGGTCATAACGGAGAATCAATTGAAGACAATGAGTGACTCTGACTACCAAACCCGTCTGGCTGCCTTTAACGGTTATCTGGAATTCCAGAACACCGGCTTAAATGCGGCTGGTTCCGTGGAAACTGGTTTTGAACCTCATGGAGTTTCTCCTTCTTGCCCTGTTGGACAGATCATTGAAATCGCAGACCCGGTGTAATGAAACTGGTCAATAGCTGGAAGGCTAAGAACAAACAGAGCGACAAGTTCAGCCTCAAGTTGAGGCTGGGCTTGCTCACTGTGATCGACATCTACGGGGATTTTTCCCGCAGGACTTTCGGCCTGATGGTATTCAACTTTGGAATCAAAACCACCCCCAATGGCAACACAAAATCAAATCGTATACGACATTGCCGAGACCATAGGAGCTGCTGAAGATCCTATCATGCTCGCAAGGCTTGCCTTAAAGGTTCAGTCCTATCGCTCTTTATTGCTTAGAAGAGATGCCGAAAGAACTGGACTTGTGCCCCGTGCCGCTCTTCAGACCCTTAAATGTGTCGAGATGGAGCGGGTATCTGCATCCGGACTTCCTGGAATGAAAACCGACAAGGTCACCCGCAGCAAGAAAAGACTTCCCCAGACAGTCAACCTGAAAGGCTCTGATGGAATCCAGGCTGTTAAGACCATTGACGGACGAAGAACTTATGGCAGAATTCAGCCGGCTCAGGTAGCCTATGTTGAGTTCTCACGTTACGCTTCCAAGCGTCCCAGTTTCTACTTCAAGGATGGGTATTTGTATATCCACGAGGACTTCCCACAGATGGTAGATCTGGAAGCCGCCTTTGAAGACCCTACCGAACTTGCCCGATGGAAAGACTGTTCCGGCAAGGCCCAGTACGACCCTGAGCAAGATTATCCTGTACCCGCAGATATGGTACAGCGCATCACTCAGAGCATCCTCTCAGAAATAACCCCTTCAGAAGATAAACAAGTAGAAATAAATGACTGATAAGCAGACTCATACCACAGAAGATATGTACCGGTTCTTTAAGAAAAAGTATCCGGATTCAGATGTAACCTTTCTTCAGTTCCGATATACTATCGGACAGTTCAACAAGAAGTTGGTCGATGCCTTACTGGAAGGTAAGACCATCAACCTGGGTAAAAACCTGGGCAGATTGCGCATCCGCAGGATTGAAAGAAATTTTGAGACTCCTCGGATAAACCATTTTGAAACCCAGAAGCTCAAGGCTCAAGGCATCGACAAGACCGTATACTTCACCGACCCATACTACTTTAGGTTTGGATGGGAGAAGAAATATGCCAAGGTCAAGAACAAGAGCGTCTACAAATTTAAACCCACCGGCGGACCCAGCGGCAACCGAAAGAAGCTGTCCCGCCTATTAAGAGAAGACGAATTTGCTCAACTAAACTTCAAACCATGAACCTGAAGAAAACCATTGACAAGTACATTGAGGAGTATTCCAACGCATCACACATCGAAGTTGCACGGATGATCCTGGAAGACGACGACAGCATCTCTAAATCCGTCCGTCATTTACGCAGGCTGGTCTCTCAGCGAAGAGCTGAGCTGGAACCAGACAAACCTGTGATGCAACAAGCCCTCGAAGAAGTGGCGGATGAGTCCGATACTCCTGCCTGGAGACGTATGGCAGATTGGGCTATCGAGGGACAATCCATCAAAGAGGACCTCAATGTAAATGCGTCCTCACACTACACCATTGACTTTTCTCACCTGACCAAACCTATCGTGGTCATCTCTTTGAGTGACACACACTTTGGCGGTTGGGGAATGGACTACGAGCGTCTGAAGATAATCACAGACGAACTGCTTAACAATGACAATCTGTATGCTACTCTGGACGGAGACATCATCAACCTGGCTATCAAGCGCAGGGGGATGAGCGAGCTGAAAGAGGACGTACTGCCCCCGTCCATGCAGGAGGATTTCCTTCTGAGCTGGTTGGATGAAGTACAGCACAAGATTCTTTGGTTCGGTTGGGGTAACCATGACGCCATGCGATATGAAAATGCTCTGGGCTACGACCCGCTGAGCAAGCAGATCGCACGCGACAGAATGATTCCTTACAACAAAGGCATTGCACATGTTGACCTGAAGGTGGGACAGGAAACTTACAAGATAGCTGTCTCGCACTTCTTCTTAGGCCGCTCATATCTCAACCCTCTGCACTCTCAGCAGCGTTACATGCGCTTCCAGGGACTGGACAGGGAGATCTGTATTGCCGGTCATACACATACGCCCGCTCTGGCATCATACTTTGATGGTCCCATGAAGCGATTGGCGATAAACAACGGTACGTTGTACACCAATTCCAGCTACGCCAAACGATTTTTCTCATTATACACCATGCCTATGTACCCGGCTATTGAGTTGTATCCCAATGAGCACCGGTTCAACGGATACCTTTCACTGGGTGACTGGTTAAATTCATCCCGACATGCAGCCTAACATTTCCTCAAAAGCGGTATTGGATAAGGTCTACCGTGACCTTAAACCCAAGGACACTACCTGGGAAGTTGACGCCCTGGAGTGGATTGGAGAAGCCATTGAATATATCGGACATCATAGCGGTTTTGTCCCCAAAAGGAAGGTCCTGAACGTTGATTCGTTCAGGGCCGCCTTGCCTTGTGATTACTATGCGGTAAGACCCAGGGGAGTACGCAAAGACGGTGTTCCTCTGGTATACGGGCCGAACGGACATACCTATGAGCCGGATGATATGGCAACCTATATTTCCGCCAAGCAGGTAGTTCTTCCCTCGGATAATTTCACCGTTACCCGTTATGGAAGCGCATTGGTCAAGGGTCAATCCACAAGTGATTACTATCAACTCCAGGGGCTCAGCTATCTGGTCACCTCCTTTGAACAGGGAGAGGTGGAGCTGTTGTACTACGGCTTCCCCATGGATGAAGACGGATACCCGACCATACCCAATACCATCTACTATAAGGAGGCATTGTTCTGGTATATCCTCGCCAAGATGATCATGGGAGGTTTCATCCATCCAATGTTCTCCTATGATTACTGCGATGCCAAGTGGAAGCATTATTGCACGGCAGCCGCCAACGACCTCTCGTATCCAACGCCGGATAAGTTCCAGGCGTTCACCAACGGGTGGGTCCGTATGATACCCAACTATCCTCAAAGGACTTCAAACGATATTGAGTAATGTATAAAGGAATCGTAAACGATGTACATCCAACCGCTCAGCCGGAAGCAACGTATCGCTGGGCGGTCAACAAGATGGTTACCAACCGCTTCGATGCGTTAAGCGACGCATATCCTGTGGTTAAGCAGCAGCTTTTCTCCCGTCCGGAGGTAGGAGATTTTCAGGTCATAGGCAAGATCCCTTTAACCGAAGGTGATCACGCCCTTATGCTGTCGGTACGGGGCAGGGGGTACCCGGACTTCTCTGAGTTGGGAATCCTCAGTCAGGCGGGTGTGTACACTCCTGTCATCAAGGATAAGCTGTTGGATTACCTACCCACGGATTACATCAAAGGTTCCTGTATTACCAATTTCGATGGCTCCCGTTCGGTGGTGTATACCAACGGAAGGGGCCCTGTTCGTTTGATAAATGTTGACCGTCCGGGGGTTGAGCTGGATACCAATCTGGCTTTGAAATATCCTCAGGAAATTGTACTGCTGAATTTCTTTCCTGCAGCCAATGTCCCTTATATGGATAAGGTACGCATCAACGATGCAGGGGGTATGATAGCTTCCGGGGTGTATTCCATAGCTATCCAGTATGAGATAGAGGACGGAGGATTCACCAATTTCATTTATACCTACAACCCCATCCCCATCACGGATTCCAAGGAAGCTGAAGGATTCAATGAATATGGGGGGTGTGATGCAGGTACGATAACTTCCAAGAGCATCACCATGCAGCTTTCCAATCTGGATACCCGATACGATCGCTTCCGGGTTGCTGTGGTGAAGACCATAGGTGGAGTGACTTCTGCGGAAATCATTTCCACACTCGATGTACCCGAAAGCGGAGTAAGGGAATTCACTTACACGGGCGGAGAGGTTGCTGAGCCCATACCCACAGAAGATGTACTGGTTGGCTTTGCTTCTTACGACAGGGTGGATGCGTTGACCTTCGATGGATACAAGCTATGGTTGGCAGGGCTGCACCGTGACGAGATTCAAAGTGCCCAAGAGTCAGCCAATAATATTTCAGTTAAGTGGGCCTATGAGGATACCGTATCCCTCAACGGGGTAAGGGGTAGCTTCAAGGATGGAGCCACTGTATTTTTACGTAAATCATTTTTACCAGATGAAGTTTATGCTTTCTATATTGCATGGAAACTTTTGGACGGATCTTACTCTTCCGCTTACCATATTCCTGGTCGCCCAGTTGACGTGGTTAGTGTTGGCGGTAATAGCTATGCCGAGAACGAGAAGATTGCAACTATCAAAGCGGCAGTGGGCTCGCCTGCTGGGGACCACCTCGATGAAGACATCCTCATTGACCCCAACATTAAGTACTTCCATACGCGGGACACGTCTAAGAACGACGGGACTCTTGGATACTGGGAGAACGAAGAGCAGTACCCGGACTGGTTTCCAGGACTCGGAGGACAGAACGTTCGCCACCACAAAATGCCGTCTCTAAAGACACTGGACACCAAAGGATTCATTGAGACTTCTGCCGGTGGCAGCACCGCAGGGGGTTCTGCTTCTTTCTCTGCAGATCTTACCCTGGATGACCCTCCGGCTATCGATACTACCATCACCAACAATATTCCAGTTGAGCTGGCTTCTGTGGGGGGAGACTACATCGAATTCACCGAGGATGTCAAAGCCACTCTCAAATGGGATGTGGACGTGACCACCGAAGGATTCGGTTATGCCCGTGCCAAGGTTCAGTACGTGATTCGTGAAACAGCGACCAATCAACTTATCCGGGTATTGGGAACCAATGAGCAGGAAGTAGACCAGCTTATTGAAGACTTTCCGGAGTGGCAGCCGCATGTATCAGCCACAGCCCTTATCAAGGGAGAAGAGGTGGTGGATATTCAGGCGGGATGGAAGATAGGGTTTGAGTTCGAAGGTGAGGGTGACTACATCAACGTATTCTTCAGGCCCACAGACGTGACTGTCTCTCAGGCTGGAGGAGAACTTGAGGTTGCTGGTACACGCTTTACCAAATCCCTGGGAATTCAGTTGGAAGGAATCACTGTTCCTGCAGCCTTGGAAGGTAAGGTACAGGGCTTTGAGATATTCTATGCCAAGCGGACATTGGGTAACTCCACGGTGGTAAGCCAGAGTGCACTGTTTGGAACCATCGGAGACAACCCTGCAACACCCACAGGTACCAACTTCTACAACTTCCGTTTCCATGGGCCGGATCTTCTGGCGAATGAAGCCTACCCTGGAGTAGCGATCACTCACCTAAAGAGGGACTTCACTATCGGGGGCAACCAGTTCTCTGAAGCGTCGACCTACACAGCCAACGGAAACGACAATCTTCACCAGGTACGGGAACACTCGTATACCCCACACGATGAATTCAAGCGGGAAGCAGCTTTACTGTTGGAGACCACCAACCCAATCGATATGGATTCTCTGCAGTTGGCTACCCTGCACTCCTTTAAAAAGAACGCGTATTCCTTGTTCACCGAACAGGAGTTGGTATCCACCGGTCGTGTATTCCCCTACACCACAGAGTCCACTCCACGCGTGTACGGAGGAGACCAGCACATCAGTGTATATGGAGTCCGTTTGACTCCTGGAACTTCTGCCAAGGTATATTCCTTTGTTGTCTTCTCTGCGGTCAATGCAGGTCTACGACAGGAAGGAGAGGGTTATGGGGAGAAGTACTTTCCCAAGAGTACCATTCCTGATGATTTTGGTACAGTGCCCGAAGGTATCACAGCGGATGACATCTCCAACTACGTGGAGATAAACCCTGATTACACCAAAGTAAACGAATACAACCGGGCCTATCCTTTCAACGGCGGGCTCAAGCGTATCAATGATTTCCCCCAGCGTATCGCTGGAAGCCCAGTTCTGAAGAGTGAGGGAGAGGCTGGACTTCTCAGGGCAATCCTTCCGGGAGATTACTACGACATCTCCAAGTACAGGGGCGCGATAACTAACATCGAGCACTACCAGGGGGAGCTTCTGATACACACCGAGGAATCCCTGTTCAAGACCGTGGGACGCATGTCGATGCAGTCTTCCGAGCAGGAGATCGTTCTGGGTGCAGGAGACATCTTCAAGGTACCGCCTACCGAATTGCTTCCTTCTGTCAACGGAGCAATGGGACTGCAGTACATCAATGCAGCCACCATGACCAAGTACGGGTATCTGTTCGTCAATGCCGACCTGGGTAAAGCCTACCTGGTCAACGACAAGGTTGAGGAGATTACCAACACAGGAATCAAGCAATGGGCACAGGAGAACTTCCGGCTTAAAATAAACGATTCTCTGAGGCTTTCTGCTCTGGATGGTCTTTCGGGTAACGCACCCTACTCAGAGGCTCAGATTGGCTTCGCAGTGGGCTCAGATGAGGAGAATGACCGCTTGCTTATCACCAAGAAGGATTACTCAACTTCTGCCGAGATATTGCAAGAAGACCCTGTTGTTCTCACCAGCGTTATGGTCACTGGAACCCTGACAAAGATTGGACCTACCCAGTTCACCTTTGCCTCCGATGAATTGCCCGATCTAAGCGGACAGTTCAACATCCGCATGAGCTTGAATGGATATACTATTGGCATATCTTCCATAACTGTTGACGGCAGTACGGTAACCATGACAACGGTATCTACATGGCCCCCATTCAGCTGGACGGATGGGCAGCATACCGTAACAGTATACTACGACCAGACAGGCGATGATAGTAAGCTGTATTATCACAACGGACACCTGCGTACCTACCAAGGATATGTGGCAACCCCACAGAATACCGACCTGCTCAAAGACCAGACGGTGACGATGAGTTACAGCATTTCACGCGGCAAGTTCATTTCAGCCCACACACGCCACTCGGATCACTTCCTGGACACTCCGTCCGGAATGCTGGAGATAAGCGATAAGGACCTATTTAAGTTTGCCCAGAGTGGAGAACCCCAAGAATCCTGGGTAGACATCGTGGACAGATACCCGTCCATAGCAAGGGTAGGTTCCATCAGCTGGAGAAGCCAGGATACAAATGATTCTTATGGGTTCACCCATGTGATGGTTCATAATGAAGCACAGTGTTCAGGCATCATCGACTTGAGTGAGTTCGAACTTCGACGCAAAGACTTCTGGAGATTCAACCGCTTTTTGGATATTGCCTTGTCAAGCAACTTCTTAGATGAACATGGAGAGTTGATCGAGGACCAAATCGACCATAACAAAAATTGGTATGACCAAAAAAGGTTCATAGACAGCTACACCTTGGTTCGCCTTATAAATAGGAATGCAGGAGAAAATGTCGTACATTTGTACACAGTAGCTACCAGAGCCACAGTTCTATAAGGGTCCATTCCGGGCGAAGATTACAGCAGAAATTTCAGTAACACTCGTAAATCGTTGTAGTCCATGGACCTCGCACCCGTCTCCAATTTACTTAAAACTGGCGCCTCTGCAACTGCCATGGTTCCCGGTTGGGGTATGGCTGCTTCTGCAGGCATGGGCGCTCTATCCTTTGGCTTGGACCTTATCCAGGCAAACCAGGAAAAGAAAAAAGCGGAAGAGGCTGCTCGTCAGGCTGAGCTGGAACGCCAGCGCAAAGAGCAATCCCTCCGAGCCCAGAACTATCGGCAGGTGATGACCACCTTTCCTTCGCAGGGAGTTGCCACACCTTCTCTCTATGCCAAGGGCGGCAGTTTGATCCCTCCTGCTTACATCGCAGAAGGCGAAGAGGTGGTAGAGCATTCACCCATGGACGTATTGATGACCGATGCTAACGGAGAAACCAACCGTCTGTCCAGCAACATGACCAAGCTGGAAGGCGACAAGCACAGTGCTCCCTCAGGCGGAATAGGAGTGAACCAATCCGGAGGAGGCTTTGTGTTCTCCGACCAGATAGTGGTTCCCCAGGATTTGGTTCAACGCTTCAAAAATGCCCGACTCTAATGAAAGAAAAGACATTTGCACAGCTGGCTGAAGAGCTGGCAAAGAAACGTGAAAAATATGAGGTTTTGGCAGACTCGCCAAGCCCCTTCGAACGTAATACTGCTGAGCGGATGCTCAAGCGCACAGACCGGGTCAGCAACATGCTCAAGGATGAGCAGGTACGACTGGCTCCTGCTCCAGAGACTGAGGAAGTTCCTGTTATGGCACCTGGAGGCTTTCTTGCACCTGCGGGCGCACGTCAGGCGGCAAGTACTGCTGCAGCTAATGCAGGTGGTGGTAGTTTCCTGAGTGGGCTGATGAGTGGTATTCAAAATAACCTTCCCTTACTTTCAGATCTGGGTGGTAGCCTGCTTGATGCTGGCATACGCCAGGTGGGGACAAACAGTATGCAGGCTCCGCCCAGTCCTTCTTTGATTCCACGAACAACCATCGACACTTCGGTGGACTACTCCCCCCAACTTCGTGCGGTACGGGATGCCCGTACCCTGCAGATGAGAAGTGCTGACCGTAACCTGAGGGATTCACAGGCCGCTGAAGCCTTCAAGAATAAAGCCTTCTCGGATTCACTCAAGGAGTCTTCTGATATTCAGGGCAAGTCCAACTTCGAGCGAGCTATCCTGAAGAGGACACAGGCCCAGGTTGACCAACGTACCAACGAGCAGAATGCCGGCATAGTCAATAACTTCAAGATGATGGACAATGCTTTCCAGAACAATCGCACTGCATCGACAGTGAATAACTGGAGCGGAGCGTTGACCAATTTCCGTATGTCTCAGCGTGACCGTATGGCAAACGCAATGGATATGCTCAAGGCAGAGATCTATTCCCGCCAGTTTGGAGACTCCGGAATATGGCAACGAAACATTCAGGACATCATTGACCAATTTGCTAACAACAATTCACGATGAACAATCCTTTTGCTCAAATAGCCCCGGCCCCATATATCTCTAAACGCAATGAGCTTCCATTGGATGCCATCCTGAGTACAGCGGGTGCCCTGCAGAAAAGATATTACGAGAACAAAGCCCAGATGGATAAGCTGGACATCATGGCGAACAGTTTGCAAATACTGGATAATGACCAGCACATCAAAGACGAACTCTTAGGAGAGGTCGACAATACTATCAATGCTATCGCTGCGGATGAGGGAGCTTATGAAAATGCACACCACATCATCGGGCAGTTGGGCAAAAAGGTCAGCGGAGACCCCAGAGTTCAGGCGGCTATGTTCAATTTCCAGAAGAAGCAGCAGTGGGATGACTGGGCCGCTCAGCAGAGAGCTCAGGGAAAATTCGTACATGACTTTGGAGCAGGGGATTTCCGTACAGTGGGGGAAGACGGGAAAATCAATTACTGGAATAACCAGCAAGAGGTTCTTTTAGATTACGGCGACAAGATGACCGATATTTGGAAGAATATCGTCAAGGGAGAAGCCGGAGTCGGAGATATTGACCCCGAACAACTCGACCCTAACAATCCTTTCATTCGCGTAGCTCGCTGGCAGGGAGTCAGTCCTTCTCAAATCGATCGCAAAAAAGCCTATGCTCTTCAGCAGTACATGGAATCTGACGAAGGACGCCAACACGTTCGTTACCTGCAGAGCACGGGAGAGGAAAACCCCATGGATGCTATTGCCACACAGATGGAAATGGCGGGAGATGCACAGACCTATTATCAGGATCAGTCCAGCTACCTGGGCAATCCTGAGTACGTCAGCAGCTACAAGCACAAGATGGATATGCTTAACTATATGGCTAAAACCAAGGGCAAGGGAGAAGGCATTGAGTCCTTCACTCAGGGAATGGCTATGAGCATAGCTGAGCAACTTCATGACCCTGACCATCTGAATGAGCGTATTAAAGGGGCAACCAACGATAACGAACGCAATCTGTATACCCATCAAATGCAGGAGGCTCTGGACCACACCTTTAATGTTAACCCGACCTTACAAGCGGAGCATTCCAAAATCAAAGCGGACCACGTGGCAGAGATTGGAAAGAACTCCTCGGCTATATTCGACCAGTTCGACCGCTATCTCAATATGCAAGCCGGAGCAAGTGTACTGGATGGTGGAAAGATAAAAGATTTCTTGCACTTGAATCCCGTGCCTGTCAAGCCTACAACAGGAGAGGAGAAGGTTATGAGAGGAAGGTATGCTGTTGAGCGTCAATCACAGTCCGGAGAATACAATCAACCCCCGGAAACTGCAACCATCATGGGTCAAGAGTATACACTGGAAGAGAGAAACCAGCTCTTCCAAGCCTATAAGGATTTGAGAAACTTCAAAGAAGATACATTTGAGGACCAATTCAAAAGGTCTTCTTCTGAGCTTCAGCGCAACTCCCAGGTAATGATTCCTATGGAGAGTTCGGATATGACCGACTTCAAAGCCAACGTCCGTTCACTTGACCCTATGGCTTTCAGCATTCAACAAGTGTCTGATGGCAGCGATGAGTCTCTGTCTCCTGAAGATATACGAAGTTTTGAAACTTTCGAGGGAGTGGGCATCACCCCAGGTAACGGAGATTACAGCGGAAGAATCATCGTTAAGGACGAGTATGGAACCCAGTACGCCCTTACACCTAAGAGCAATAATGCGGACAGCATGCTGATGAACTGGCTGGCTAAAATGGATGACGGCAAAAACGGTGCTTACTACAACCAGAAATATGTCGGTGAAACCATTCCACAGGAAGGAAAAGAATACAAGGGTATTCGTCTGAAGCCTGCTGGAAATGGTAAGTACTCAGCCGACATGTCCATCGAGGAATTCATTGGTAAACTCAAAGAGGTCAACCCCAATGTTGCAGACAGGCTGTACGTGGATATGCTGATGGAAAGAGGAATATCCTACGCCCAGTTAGAGCTGTATCTGCAGGAACAGGAAGGTGGGGAGCAACAGCTTACCGACCAGACCCGTCAAAAGATTGAAGACGCCCTCAACTCGGATGCCATTGGCGCCAAGGGGATCATGATTCATAACATCATCAACAATTTCTAACATGCCTATCGACAAGGATCTTCTCAAAAGGGGGTTGGCAAAGCAAAAGCAAGGCCCTCAAGTGATCGGCCCATACCAGGGACCCATTGATAATATGGAATACGGGTCAGGTTTGTCGGACGCCCTCAAGTACAGACCCAACATCTACAAAGGCGATGACCTCAATAAGATAAAAGCGGACGGTCAAAGCGAATGGAAGAAGGGATTCAACGCTGTGGTTGGTGGACTGGCTTCCGGATTACTCACTGCGGTAGAAGATACCGGTTATATCCTGGACTTTGAGAACAACCTGAAGAACCTTGCGGACTTGGAGAACGTGGAGAGCAACTGGCTCAGCGACCTTGCCAAAGAAGGAAAGCATGCCATAGATGAGGCAATGCCCATCTATACCGAAGACCCCAACAAGATTTGGGATTGGAACGACAGTGGTCAATACTGGAAAGCATTGAAAGGCATTCTTGACTCGGCTGTGGGCTTCGCCATTCCCGGTGCAGGTGCAACAAAAGTGGTTGGTGCGGCTCAGCGTCTGGCACGTCTGGGCAGGTACATGAACTTTCTGAAGACCTCTAAGATGGGTCAGCAATTGACCAATTCTCTGGCAGCTGGTTACATCACCAACTACGGTGAAGGTAAGATGATGGCATTGGAGCAGTACGAGGACTCGTTGGAAAAGTACAAGCATGACCTCTGGGAGCGTACCTTCAAAGAAATTCAATCTAAGAACCTGGGAGAAGACCCTGGTGTTCTTACTCAACGTGCTCAGGATCTCTACAACCAAAGGTTGGCAGAGAGCATGCCTGACTTCGAACGTATTGCCGGCGAAGAGGCGGACAAATTCATGTTCAAGAACAAGGCATTCATGCTCACCGATGCCATGGGCCTACACGGACTTTACCGTGGACAGGGACTCACCCGTAACATTATCAAAGACCCTTCTTTCAAAGGCGGGTTGAAGGCTATGGGTAAAGCTGACCTGGATAATCCTATCATCCAGGGACTCAAGGAGAGTGCCGAGGAAATCGGGCAGAACGTTCTGCAGATGGAAGGCAAGTTCCAAACTGCTCAGCGTATGGGACAAGAAACCGAAAGCAACGAGGACCTTTGGAAACGTGCCCTGGAGTTTGCCACTTCCGACCAGGCTATACTGGAAGGAGCTATGGGATTCTTTGGTGGTGGTCCTCAACGTGTATTGACCAAAGCCGCATCCGGACAGTACTCTGCTAAACACCGCAAGCAACAGCGGGAAGCCTATGAGGACCAGCAGTTCATGATGGACCCTGAGGCTAAGACCCGTACCGTTACACGTAAGCGCCCGGTCTTTGATAACGAGACCGGAGAAGAAACCTTTGAAGAATATGAAGTAACCGAATACAACAATCAATGGTTCATCGAGAACCGCCTGAGCGAGTTCGATCAGACCCGTAAGCTGATTGATAAAGCCATGGAAAGAGGGGAGAAGGGATTGGCAGAGACCCTGAAGAACCAGATGTTCTTGAAGATGGCATCTGAGAACTTCGGCAGGGGAACCACCGCCAACCTGGAGCGTGCCCTCAAGGATGTTATTGAATCCAACCTCTCGGAAGAAGAAGTAGCTGAAAAGGGATGGGACCCCGACTACAAAGAGCAGGCCCGTGAACAGCTCAAGCTACTCAAGAAGATGGAGAACCGGTGGAATCGTTACACCAAGTACGAGAACCGTGAAGACGTCTTCTACAACCGCATGTCCTATGATACTCTTCATGAACAGTTCTGGAACGCTTATAATAAGAGGAAAGAGGCGGAAGCCCTCACCGACCAGATTCTGGAGATGAAAGGACTGCAAAGAGAAAACTTGACCGAGGAGCAATACCAGGAGTATATGCAAATGGAGTCCGTGCAGGATGAAATCTACTACGAGGAGTTGCGCTCTGCTATCCACAAACAGAGGGAAAAGCTGGATTCAGATTATCGCAAGATAACTTCTGATGAGTACCAGTCCTCTCTTCGTAAGATGGACCGGCAATTCAAACGTATTGTCAAAGAACAGGCTGCTAAAGCCCGTGCAGAAGCCAAGCGCCAGAAGGATAAGGCAAAAGCAGAGAGCCGTTCTGAGAAACAATCTAAAACTCAACCTAAAAATAACAACGCCGATGAATCAACTGTATCTTCTGAAGAACAGGGTGGAAACACTGGAGGAGAAAGTCAGACGTCTGGAACAGACAGTGGAACTACTCAACCAAAAACTCGATCCCCCAAAACCCAGCCTTCCAACCCAGGTACCGACGGTTCCAGTGCAACCTCCGATACCCAGCAAACTGAGGCTGAACCCGTTTCAGACGAAGAGTACGCAGATTTTGTTGACAACGGCAATGTAAGCGATCATCGCTTGCACATGATTGCCTCCAAGATACAGTCAGGCAAACAGAACGAATTATCCGAGAGAGAAAAAGCGATACACGCTGCCAAAACGCAGGAGGTGGAAGAGATGCTCCGTCTGCGAAAACAGCATGAAGAAGAACGAAAAAGAAAAGAGAAGGGCACTGCCAACGAGCAGACCCGTGCCAAGCAACAGCAGCAGGAGAACACCGATGAGATATTCACCGAGCGGGATACCGATTCTACCACAGAGCAGAACACCAAGGCTGAGGAGTTGCTCAATGAGACCAACCCGGACGGTATTGAGGTACACGATAAGGTAGCTCTTCTGTCTCGTAACTATATCAGAAAAGGTCAATCCACTTTCATCGACCTGGATAACAATGTCATCCGCTCCATGGATGGAATGCACGACATTCTCTTCAGCGATTTGGTAGGAGAAGGAACCAAGATCCGACTGGTGGTTGTAGATGACCCGGATGTGGAAATCTCTTCCGAGCTGACCTATCAGGTCTCCACTCAGGGAAAGACCACCTGGGGAGCCATCCGTGATAACGAACAGGACAAGACCAACAGAATTCCCATCCAGATACAACTGGAGGACGGGACCGCTATTGGCTGGTTGCATGAGATGAACTATGCCAACGAGTTCGCTACTGACGACTCTTCGGCGCGTTTATATGCCGTTCGTAAAGCTGTCCTGGAGAAAGGCCCCATTGAAACTACCGTAACGAGCAATAACGGTGGTAAATTTTTTAGATACGCTAACAACGAACAGCGCCCTGTTGGAGAAGCCATGCCGAATGCAACTATGGCGGTTGTCAAGAACGGAGAGCTTATTTCCAATGGCGAGGTTGTTCAGGTGGACAATCCTGAGAGCCTGGCAAACGGTATGACCTACACCGTAATAGAGAGTGCGGGCAAGCGTTATGCCTTACAGGTCAACCCAACCAAGTTCACTGATACCGAATCCGGTCGTGCCCTCAAGCGGACCATTCTGAAAGTCATTGAGATCTTTACCGATGGAGACAGCCGTACAGCTGAGCAAGAAGAGATTGTCAACCAGATAATGGAGAATACCCGTAACTGGCCCGGAGGTGCAGTCAACATCACCACCGCCAAAGGTATGGACAGGTATCTGAGTGCCATCATGCTCAACAGCAATATCCACGGAGCTTCTATGCTATGGGCTGGTAGAAACGAAAAGGATAAGTCCAGGGGCTATCTTAACAACAATAAAATCAAACCCGGCGCTGTCATCTTCACCATTAAGAATGGCGCCATCTCAGGCTCCCGCGATAAGGGGGTAGAACATGTTTCCCTGTCGAAGAACTCCCCGGAGAGTTTCCGTAAGGGAAAAGGAATCGAGGTATTTGAATCCCTTCTGGACAAAGCCTATGTCAAGATAGACAAGAACCTGGTGGGCTCCGATAAGAACATCGTTCTGATTGGGGAAGACGGACAGGCTACCGTTGAGAAATACCAGGACATCGCAGGAAAGATTACCCAGACCAACCTAAAAGGGGTTCAGGTCAACACATCACAGGGCGAACGAACCACCTATCGATTCCAACCACGGATCACGTTCGATATTTCTTTTGCTCCTCTGCCATTACCTGAGCAAAACGCCCAGAGCCAGCCCGCCAATGAATCCGGGCCGAATGCTATGGAAGTATTCAACAAGGTCAAAGGATTATTCATCAGCGACCCCAATGAGATGCTGGACAAGTGGAACAGCATTGCTCCCATGGAACAGTGGTTGACAGAAGCTGTTGTAGAGTGGTTCACCCAGAACAAGAATGCCTACAACAAAGCCATGGAGGATTATGCCAAGTACAGCGGACAGAAAGCCTCTGATGCTTACAAGCGCTTGATGGTCCTGCAGAAATCTTTTGAGGCGGCTATCAAAAGGGCATCCCTTAAAGCTATCTCTATGCCAGATACTTCCTCGGTGGTCAAACCGCCTTTGGAAAAGCCTGTGCAACCGCAGGAGACTCAACAGGAAATGAGCGAGGAAGAGCTGGCAAGTCATTTGGGGTTAAGTGATGGTCAGATAGGAGACATCAATATTTTGGTGGACGCAGACGAGGAGCCTAATTTCGAGGGTCCCGTACTCACAGAAGCCAAGGTGGCTGAGCTTATCAAGGCTACTCAAAACATGATTATCGAAGGTCTGGGGCTTAAATTCCAGACCGAACTGGTAGAGACCATGGCGTCAGACATCTTCCGTCAACTCATCGAGAGTGAAGAGGGAAGAATGGAGTTTGCCGAGACCATGGAAACCTATAAGGATCTGGCAGCCAAAGCCGTTGCCGCTGCACAAAAAGACATTGATACACTGTCCGCAGGTATCAACAGCGGGACTCTGTCTGAAAAGAATACTCTGACCGCTAAGAAGGTACTTGCCCAACGACAGAAGGTGCAGGATGTATGGAATAATGTACTGAGCAACTGGGACAGACTTTCCCAGTTCACCTTCGAGCGTGTGATGCAATTCAGCGACACGGCTATCGACGGAGACCCGGAGAACTTGCGTTGGGATGACAACTCAGCATTCACCGTGGACACTAAAGAGAGTGTAGCTCCTATGCTCAAACGATTTTTGGCTTTGATTCCTGAGCGAGATGCGGACGGGAATACCGTTAAGACTGTTTTGGGAACGACCAAGTACTTGGCTTTCGATAAGGTCTACAACATCCTTCAGCGGACCACACCTAATCGCCGTCCGGACTTCAATGAATTGATGGAAGCCATCGATGAGAACACCAAAGCCTATCCTTTCTTAGCTGAGGTGAAAGCCGAGTTGATGAAGGCTGACCAGCAGATGAAGAACCTGTTTGTGGGAGCTATGAGCAACCACTATGTGAACATGCAACTGGTCGAGTGGTCCAGAGGAGAAAACGGAGAGTTCACTCTTCGCGCTCTGAGTGCTAACTCCAATGCTATTGCATTGACCATCTTCGACATCTGGAGAGAAAATCTCAAAAGACACGATGATGTTTTTCAGGTGGAAGGTGAAGAGGAAGAGTACTTCATCGGGCCTGAATTGATTAAACGTCTGACCGATGCAGCTAATACATGGGGACATGTAACCCCGGATAAAGGAGGCCTCAAGTACTGGTTTGAGCAGTTGGGTATCACTCTAAGTGAGAAGACTGTCGAGGACATTCTCTCTGGAGCCTTTCAATACGGCAACACAAAGAGTTTCCAGGACCACGTCAACAATCCGGGAGGACTTATCCACACCTTGGTTAAAAACCTGAGTACCCGTGGAAAAACCAGCCTGAGCGATAACGATCCTTTGAATAACACCGTTGTCAAGCGGTTGTCCCGTCACGATGCCCAGTACAGCCAAAATGCACTGAGTAACTCCCTGCAGACTGGAGGAAAGACCGTATATGCTTACGGACAAAACAAGTATGCCATTGTTCGTCACAACGAGCTGAAGCGTTTGAACACTTCGACCAAGGACGGCAAGAAGGTAAAGACCAATACACTTCTAACCCGCCTGGCGAAATACGGGTTCAGTGGTAATTCCCTGTGGTTGTATAAAATGGCTAAGACCAAGAATGGTGAGTTGCAATATGCCGATAACGGAGAGATAATTGTGGATGAGAACGGCGCATTTCTGACCAACCTTCGTCCATGGACCACATCTCTGGAACCTTTGCGCAAGAAAGGAAGCTCTTCACGTGAAGGCCGTGAGCTGTACAACATCTCTGCCGCTGAGCACGAACTCTTCAAGATGGGTATGCTGATGACCGACGTGAGTGATGAGAGCGGAAACAACAAACGTATCATTAACGTCACATATCCGACCAATTCGGATAAGACCACACAGATCGGATTCCAGATAGAAGCTGCTGATCTGCAGTTGGATCGTGAGGGTAACCTGGACTCCGACTCCCTTGAGTTGTTATACGAGGCGTTGGTTGCCCCGGAAATACAGCGGGTTCGTCAGGCAAGACAGGGCGGAATCGATGCAAACAACAAGGCGTACTCCAGCGGAGCCAGGTGGTTCATGCTGATGCCTGAGATAAACAATATTGAAGGAATCTTCTACGAGGACGGGCGTTTGAACGAGGACATAGAGGGGGAGATGAAGCAGAAGATCATAGAGGTACTCCAAAGCTATGTCAAGCAGTTAGCGGAAAAGAAAGTATCCGACTGGAACGACATGGGTATAATCACCAAAAGCTCTGAGCTGGATAAGCGTTACCGCGATCACCTCAGTGCCGTAGATGAGAATAAGCAGCTTCAGGGAGCAGCCACCGATATGGTAGCCCAATACCTGGTAGCCAATGCCGAAATATTCAAGATGTTCATCGGTGACCCGGCCCAGTTCTATAAGACCTCTGTTTACAAAGATGTCAAAAAGAGACTGGTAGCTGAAGGCGTGGTTACACAACAGCAGGCCGCTGATATGAGCAACCGGGAAGTGGAAGAGCACTTCACCTCCGATGACATCATTCAGATCGCTGAAGATACTTTCCTCAATGTAGGTAAGCGGTTGGCGGGTGATATTGCTCCGGGACAGGAGCTGGCAGGAACCGACCGTCAGTACCACCCCATCAAGACAACCAAGCGCAGGTTTGGCAAGAGCAAGACCCGTAAGTTCTCCCGTGCCAACGATACGGGAAAACAATACAAGACTGTGGTACTCCAAGACTTTAAAGGAACGTCCACAGCCATGAAGCAACTCAAAGAGCTGTTCAAGGATGACCCCAAGGTAGCCGCCCAGTACGGCGGATTCGAGTCCACTGATGCACAGGAGTATACTACATGGGAAGAGCACCTTAACATGATGCTCTGGACAGGTAAGTTATCCGAGGAAGAGTATACCAATTTCTACGATAAACTCTCCCAGGGAGAAGACCTGGGCAAGAAGGACCTCAAGAAGGTACTCCAGCCCATGAAGCCGGTATATGTCTACAATACCGAAGACAAATCCGGAACATACGACCGCCGTGTGTATGTCAAAAGCTCCTCCTTCCCATTGATTCCTCAGCTGGTACGGGGATTGGAATTGGAGAAGCTGGCTAAAGCCATGCAGACACAAGGCATTCAACGCGCTGCATTTGCTACGGCGGTCAAGGTGGGTGCCCCTGCTAAGCTCGCCCAGGTGTTCAATACCGACGGTACGATAAAAGATGATTTGGATTTTACTGATTCCCAGTTGACTCTGGAGCGTGCTGGACTTCGTATCCAGCAGCAGATTCCTTACGATGGTTCCAAAGCCTCCATCAACCGTGTATCTCAGGCGATGAAGAACTTCATGGTGAACATGATGGATGTGGAAGGATTCAAGGTCAAGTGGCATAACGACGGCAAGCCCATTAACGGTCGCGAACTTCACTCTTTGTTCCTGGAGAACTACGAGAAGCTGTTCGAGATGAGCAAGGAAGAGCTGTTGGAAGAACTGCAGGATAGCGATGGTAGTTTCTCCCAGGATAAGATCATCAAACTGTTGCGAAGAGAAGCTATTGAGCGTGACTACCCTATGAGTGAGGTAGAGATGACCGAGTACGAAGACTTCCTTCGCATGATGCCTTATCTGCCCTCTGCCGATAGATTTGAGGCCCTTTTGAACTCCATTATAACCAATCGCATTGTCAAGCAGAAAATGCCTGGTAAATCGTATGTATTGGGTGCTCAGGAAGGCTTTAAGACTTTGGATGAGTTGGACAATGATACCCGTGCCGGTATAACATTCACTCCCGCTTTTGATGGGGAGTTGAAGAGCAACCAGGTATTGATTCCATGGAAATTCAAGACCCCCGACGGTAAACTGATCAACATGCGTCAGTTCGTGGGCAAGGACGGCAAGATTGACATGGACAGGCTCAGTCCTGAGGTACTGAAAATATTTGGTATGCGTATTCCAAACCAGGGACCTATGTCACAACGGTCACTGGAAATCGCCGGGTTCCTGCCCAAGGCTTCCGGAGACCTTATCATTGCTCCTCGTGACCTTGTGGTACAAATGGGTAGTGACTTTGATGTGGATAAGCTCTACACTTACATGTACAACGTAGAGGTGGTTGGAAGCAAGGAACATCCCCAGCTACTCAAGTTCGTATACAGTGAAGGTAAGCACAACAAGCACAAAAAGTACAAATTTCATAAGAAAATAGATACTGACACAGAGCGTGAGATGACCGAGGTTGAAACCATCCGGGAGCTTACCCGAATGGAACACCAGAACAAGGTCATCGACATCATGCACGCTGTTCATGAGAACCCTGACCGCTCCGTACAAAAGCAGATCCACACCCCGTTAGGATTCTGGCATTTGCCTGAGGTAGCCCAGAAGGTTACAAAGGCCCGCCGTGCCCGTATGCAAGGAGGAGATTTGTTCACCGGACTCTCTGATGCCTACCAGCGTCAGAAGTACATCAACGCTACTGCAGGTAAGTCTGGAACAGGAGTATTCGCTAAGGATTCTGCCTTCAATGCCACCATCCAGGGGGTGGAAAAGCCCATGAATCTGAGAGGTAAAGGCAAGAGACCATACACGGTCACTTTCGGAAACCGTAACAGCGGAAAACAGGGACTCAATAGCCCCATGGCACTGGATGGCAAGACTTACAAGAGTGATGTCATCTCCGGATACCTGTCTGCGGCTGTGGATAACGAGAAGGAACAGCTGCTGGATAAGCTCAACATCAACAATGCCACCTTCGGAGTGGTTACCCTGTTGAACCAGATGGGATTCACCGATGAGGTGCTGTACTTCATCACCCAGGACATTATCTTCGACTACGCTGAAAACCTGGCGAAGGTCAGAAGTTCCCTCAACGAAGAGGAGAAAGGTAATCCTGAGGCACGGGCCATGAAGATGACCCTCGACCAATATGAGAAGAAAGCACAGCAGGCTGGAAAGAGTTGGTCCATTGACGACAATGAAGTATGGAACCGCTACAAAGCTCCGTATGTCAAGGACATGGAGAAGATGATTGTGGAGGGGGAAAATTCCCAGGATTATTTCGTTCGTCAGTTGGCGATACTGGAAAAATTCAAGGAGTTGCAGAAGGCTGCTAAGAGTCTGGGTGCTGTACAAGCAGCTGTAAACCCGGATTCCAAAGGTATGCCTAAAGATATGGTCGGGTTGAGTTTGAAACAAACTGCAGCCGCTGAGCTGGGCAAAAAGCTCATTAACGGAGAGGACCTTATCCACCCTGTTGGAAAAGCCAAGACCGTTAACGCCATCGTACACAGGAATGCCACAAACCTGGCAGTCCAGCTTTGGCTCAGCGGAAACAACGGGGTGAGCTTCCCATACGCCTCTCCATCCACTTTGGAGTCACTGCTTGAAGGCTATCAACTCATTACCCAGAAAGAGCTGTTCAGCGATACGGAGAAATCCAATGTTGCCCGCGAGATGTGGAATGATATGAAGAGTTATCTGTTCACCGCCCAAACACTGGGATTGAGCAGAAAGGATGTGAAGTCCTTGCGCCATACCCTCACCCACGACGAACGTAAAAAAGAGAAAGGGGATAACAATACGGTTAGCTGGGAGCACACCAAAATGTCTTTGGCTTCCATCGTCAAAGCTCTTCAGGATTCCGGGCAGCTGGGCAACAATGCCTTCTTCAACAAACTCATTCCTCACCCGGGATACAAAGGAAACCCTGCGCGGGTAGACCTTAACGCTGCTGTCAGTGAAGACTTTGACCCCATCAATACTTATCGCGGGTTCATCGATTTGTTGATTCATGACAAACCTTTGGGCACATTCAACGGGGTTGAGTACACCACACGTAAGCTGGCGAGTGATCTGATTGCTTATGCGTATGTTACGGGAGGAGTACAAAAGGCCCACCAATTCATACGTTACGTTCCACCGGCATACCTGAAGACCATCGGGTTCTTTGACGGGTTGTTTGCCATTGAGGATGCCAAACCGGATGTCCAGATATTTCTGGACCAGTGGGCTCAGCACAATGCCAAGCGGGTTCCCCAGGTCAAGTTCTCCGAAGCACAAAAAAGTGCTGATGGCAAGGATTGGATCTCTTTGACCAGCTTTGCCCCGGATAACAAAGTGGATACCTTCTGGTACCAGGAAACGGTGAAGGGGAAAGAACTTAGCTTCCCTGTTCCTTTTGTTGCTGTTAAGAATAGTAAAGGCACCTTGGCACTGTTCAAACTCAAGGACGGTGTATACGAGAGGATTGACACACTGGGCAACAAGTTCGGGTACAAGGAATATGACTTCCAGAGTGCTGTCGGAGAATCCCAGATTCCAAAGAATCGGGGGTATCGCAAAGACAGTGCGGATGTCAACAACCCTTCCCATGAGGATGGAAAAGTTCAGAACACCGACAAGGCAACAAAGGGTGGGCGATTGATGGACACCGGTGGAAGAACCACCCACAGGAAGAATTTGGGCAGGATAAAGAAAGCAACTACTAACAAGTACCTGCAGACCCTTGCAGATGCTTTGAGCAAGCGCCCAGACCTGACTCCAGAGAATATGAGGGTCACCAAAAGCAAGAATCCATTGATTGCCGGACGCTCGTTTGTGGACGAAAGAGGCGCCAGTATTTTGGAAATGAACCCACATGTTCCGAAATTTGAAGATGTGAATGAATTTGCCAAGACATACCTGCATGAGACCATGCACCTGTTGACCCGCTCGCAGTTGATCCGTTATGAAAATTATCTCAAGGACACGGAAGGTACCCGGGAATCCCGCATGCGTAAATGGGGGCTGACCCCTAAGAGCATTGCCGCGATGGCAGAATTGCGTCGGGTACACCTGATGGCAAGAGAGGAGCTGATGAAGGACCCCAAAGCCAAGGAGCTGATGGATAAGTTAGCCCTTCGTGAGCAGTATAAGGAGCAATATAAGAATGAGGAAATCACCCAGGAGCAGTTACTGGAAAAAGTGGATGCTCTACAACTGAGTACATACGACACACAACAGTACTATGGTATATATAATCTAAAGGAATTCGTTGCAGAAGCATTGACCAATGAGAAGTTCCAGAGGAGATTGAACGATATTACAGATAACCAAGGCACCACCTGGCTCGACCGCATCCTCGACAAGCTCAAGGATCTGTTTGCCTCTTTAGGCTTTGAGGTCAAGAAAGGCTCTGTGCTGGAAACAGCCGTAGTGAATACCTTCTCTCTGATTGAGGGCATGCCTGCTACTGAGGAAGCCGCTCAGCTCAAGGACATCAAAGAGGAGAAGAAATCGGTCGATAGTCCGCTTGCCGGAATGGCTGGACTGGGGACAAACTCTTCGGAGTACCCCGCTGTGAATGCCAATCCCGTACTGGAAATCAACCGCAAGCTGATGGGGGAGAACCTGGTGGGACAAGACGGTCGCATCACCGGTGGTACCAAGGATTTGAACCGTGCAGCCGAGATAGTCAAGGGACACAACCAAGCCTCCCTGGAGCGTATTGGAGTACCTTTGGCGAAACTTAACTGGGCTGACCGCAAGGTAGAGTTCGACCAAGCGGCTGTCGATAAGTATCGAAAGTATATGAATGCCACAGAATTCTTAGGAGAGTTCGAGGCAGAGAAAGTAAATGAATACAAAGAGAAATACAATATTTGTTAATCATGGGAAAAGCCAATTGTCAGATATTCCCGACGGCGCCTAACGGTAAGGATTCCAACCTGTTCAAGGATGTGTTGGAGTCCACCGGTAGTCGTGAAGCAGCCACTTACGCATACGGATACGCCAGGAGCGAAGAGTTCCGATACAAAATGGGTGACTGGTTGTATAAGAATCCACATAACCCCTATAAAGGAACGCTGGACCAGAACGGTGAACCCATCATGGCGGATCTCACTGAGGTGCTTATCACCAAAGACTTCGAGATGCCTCAAACACAGGATGACCGGTTCAAGCCTTTACACAAGGTACGGGAACTGGAGAAAAGGGACCTATACAAACAACTCGGGGAATTCAAGCGTAAGCTCAAGGAAACAGAAAAAGATGTTGACAGGGTCAAGTACCGTCAGCTTATCCAGCGTACTGAGCAGCGAATCGATGCTTTGGATATGGAAATGGAAGACATGTTGAAGAAGTCCTCCCTGGAAGAGATTGAACAGTATGCCCGTCAGGACCTTGATCGTGCATGGGACATCTTACAGAAGGATGAAATCACTCCGGGGGAAATGTACCTGGTGGGACACATCATCTCTTTGTGGCAGAAAGCCGGAGACTTCTCCGAGGATGACCACCTGTTCTTCGACCAGGCAGAGTTAGAAGCCCGCCGGGAAGGACTCAAGGAGATAACCGATAAGTTCCTGGAATGGAAGGATGAGGCGGACCACATGTACACCAACTACTTGCTTCCCCTCCAGCGAAACATGGTAGAGTCTTCTGTCAAGGAAACCTTTGGAGAGAACGCTTCCAGCGGTCTGGATAACTCCAGAAAGGATAAATCGTGGGCGGTGCTAAATTTTTTGGACATCACTGAAACAAGCGATACGCTGCTGCAAGCCATGGGTGCATGGGTGAAGACAGCTCAATTCAAAGCCCATCAGGAAAGCGAAGCAGTAATGGCTGAGATTGACCAGTTGATTAAAGAGAGCGGTGTGAAGGATTTCGATCTGTTCATGCAGACCTTCTCCAACGAAGACTCAAGACTCACCGGTAACCTGGTATTCCGCTGGACACAGGCATACTTTGACGAATCCAAACGGCAGAAAGCCCGCTTGCATAAGGCACGTAACCAGGCAATGCTAATCGAAGACCCTAAGGAAAGGGGCCGTAAGATTGCCAAGATACACCAGAACTACTTCCGTCAGATGGCAAAGCGTTCGATAACCTTTGACCTCAGGAAGCTGTTCCCGGATGCGGATATGTACAACGAGACCTCTTTTACCGAAGAAGAGCGCAGAAATCACGAAGCTGAACTCCGTCTGCACCTGGGAGATAAAGGCTACGAGCGATTCATTGAAGACGCTGAGGAGCTCTTGGAAGACTACAAGAAGGACAGAGAAGCCTATATGCTGGAGTTGGAAGCTGAATTCCAGGATGAAATGTCTGCAGGAGACACCTCGAACTTCGATGTGCACCTGCGCGTATGGGAGATGTCAAACTCACCTTACTGGCATGCGCAGTTCCAGGAAGAGGGATACCCATCCAAAGGAATACAGGGCATGTACGCCAAGCCTACCTCTCGGTATGTCAAGACGGTTCCCCGCCGATTCGATACTGACGGCAATGACACCGGCTATTATGATAAGAAGTATGAGCAGATAGAGGCAGACGAGAAGAAACTTAAGCTCTACGACTATATCTTTGACACCCTCAAGCAATCCCGGGAATACTTACCCAACCACAAGATCTCTTTCATGCAGGTCAACACCTTGCCCATGATTGAGAAGACCGTGTTGGAGACCTTTGCCAGGGATGGCATGCTCTCAGGAGCAGCAGGTATGTGGGAGTCCTTAAAGAAAGCCACACGTTCAGATGCTTTATCGGATACTGAATACAACGATATTGACCCTTTGACCGGAGAAGCGGGCATGACCCATCAGTTAGCCTTCGTATCCAATCCTACCAAAAGGGTAGAAGAGTATGTCGAGCGCAAGGAGATTGAATGGACGGGGAAGAACGGCAAGCCTGAATCGGATGCCGAGTTAAACGAATTGCTTCTGCTCAAAGAAGAGTGGCGTAGAGAAGCCACCGACAAGCTGGCGAACCAGAAGTCCCATGATTTGGGTATGGTCACCAAGGCATTTGCCGCTATGGCGCTCTCATTTAAGCACAAGGCGCTTATCGAACCCCAGATGACCCTAAGCTACAAGTTGATGAATAACTCCCTTGAGCAGGTCACAAACGATGCCGGATCACAAATGGTTGACAAGGACGGGAACCCGATGAAGAAGAAGGGCCTGGAGAACATGCGTAAGATGTTGAAGGATTTCATGGAGACGTCCTATTATGGGTATCCCGTGCGCATCAAGCAAGGGCAGACCAAGAAAAGGGTGCTTACTCCTCAGGAAAAGAAAGTCCGTAAGGAGATTGAGTCTTCCATGGAACAGCTCAAAGCAATGCACGAAAAGGGAGACCTTACCGATGCGGAATACAACGGCAAGCAACAAAAACTGCAGGACCAACTCGATAAGCTGGGCGGAGTATTTACCGCAAGTCAGTTCGGAGATATGATGCTCAAGTACGTCCAGATACTTGGACTGGGATGGAACGTGAAGGCCGCCATTGCGAATTTGGGCTTTGGTTTCATCTCCAATATCATTGAGGCTGCCGATGGTCGCTCGTTCACTATCGGGGAGTATTTCAAGGCAATGTCCCTGGTCAAAAGTTCTGTATTGAAGAACATGTCCTTCAACCAGATTGAGACCAAGAACGCCAAGAAGATTCGCAATATGATGGATAAACTTGACGTACTCAAGGACAGCCGATACGAGCTGTACAAGGCTACTGTCGGGGGCAACAAGCTCAAAGAGAAACTCAACTGGCTTGACCCGTATAACCCCAATGCCCGAACCGAGTACATCAACCAGGCTTCCATTATGGTTGCCATGTTGATGCACGACGGACTCTGGGATAAGTACGATGAGAATGGTAATCTCAAAGAAGGCGAGGAAGTCGACGAGAAGGCATTCATTGACACCAAACTCCGCATCGACAAACTCAACAAGATCTCCCACGGTAATTACGACCCTGACCTGACATTGTCGGTCAAGCGTAAGTTTTTGGGAAGAGCTTTCTCTCAGTTCCGTACCTGGGCCTTTATGGGATTTGCCAACCGTTTTCAGGCAGGCTTTTATGATAACCAGTTGGGATATGAGAGAAAGGGAAGATACCGCTCTTATAGCGCACTTGCCCAACAAATAGGCAAGGTGATGAAACAGGAGAGCGGGTATAGGGCAGCAGCCTTTGGTGCCAAAGAACTGTTGCGTGCAGCTACCTTCGGGGTATATAACCCGGAAAGCGGTATGGTAGAAGGACTCAGCGAGGTGGATCAAGCCAATCTTCGAAAGAACCTGATGGAGCTTTATCTCTATCTGGCGTTGGCAATCCTGGTGAGGGCATTCTCAGCCATGGCAGACACAGACGATGACAAAGAGGCGACATGGAAGTATAGTACTTTCTTCACCATCAATATCCTTGCCCGTCTGCAGACTGATATATTGTTCTACACGAATCCGTCGGAATTTGAACGATTGCAGAGAAACGCTCTGGCTGTATTCTCTTTGGTGGTAGACAGTCAGAAGGCTCTGGATTCCACATATAATTGGATGGTCGGGGGCGACGACATTCTCCAAAGGGGGCCTAATAAAGGGGAATCAAGGATGCTTCGTGACTGGTCTAAATTGATTCCCATGTGGAATCAGAAGTATCGCATGGAGGCAGCGTACTCGATGATATTCGACCGTTAAAGGTCTTTGACCATACTCATACTTACCTGGGTCTGCCATTCACGGGAGACCCTTTTTGCTACCCTTCTTTTGATGTCAATAACAGTGAGGTCCTTGACCAGACCTTTAAGGACGTTGTTGGCTTGTTCAATACTTGAGAACATCCAGTGCATCCACAAAGTTACCATGCCCGTCATTTCGTGGGGCTCGCTCTGGGATATATGCACACAGAGGTTTTCATCCTCTGCACGGGCAGTCAGGGCCTGGATGGTAGCTTCAGAGGCCATTATTTCCACCATTTCCCTGTGTTCTGTTCTGAAAAAGTCGGTATTCACCTTGATGGTGTACCCGGAGATGACTCCGTTGGTGATCAGGTTCTGCACCCTTACCAATGTAGGAGGAGGGCTAAGTCCTATCTTCACCGCCAAGTTCCGATTTGTGATACTGGCATCCTGTTCCAGGATTTTAAGTATCTCGACGTCTTTCTCGTCGATGACTTTCTTTTTCATAGCTAAAGTTAATAACTGATAATTGTTGTTTGTTGGTTAAAGTAACGAAATAAAATAATTTATAACAAGCAAAAGAGGACATTAAATCCCCTTTTGCAAAATTAAGTAAAAACTTACCACTTTACGGTCTTTTTCCCGTGGTCCATTAGATAAACATTCGCCTGGGAAAAATGTTTGCACCCGAAAAACCCTCTGTTTGCGCTGAGAGGAGAAGGGTGTGCGGCTTCAAGGATCAGGTGTCGCTTCGCATCGATTAGGCCCTTGAGATTTCTGGCAGGGTTGCCCCACAACATGAATACGACATTCTCCAAATTGTCGTTTATAAGGGAAATAGTTTTGTGGGTGAAGTTCTGCCAGCCTATCCTGCTATGAGAAGCGGGCTCTCCTTTTCGCACGGTTAAAATGGTATTGAGTAAGAATACACCTTGATAGGCCCATCGCTCCAGTGAGGGAAAACTCCTCAGGTAGAGTCCTCGGCTGACGTCCTTTTCTATCTCTTTGTAGATGTTCTTCAGAGAAGGAGGTACAACGGAGGGGTCCTTGCTTGAAAAAGCAAGACCGTGTGCCATTCCAGGGGTGTGGTAAGGGTCTTGTCCGAGTATCACAACTTTTATGTTGTCAAACCCGGTCAATCGATAAGCGTTGAATACGTCGGATGAATCCGGGAAGATGGTATGGGAAGCTCTTTCTTGCTTGAGCAACTTCATCATTTCCTTCATATAAGGCTGAAGGAACTGCTTACCTATCTTCGGTGCCCACTGATGCCCCACCAGGTCCACTATCTTCTCGTGAAGAGCAGATTTAGGACGGCGGGTCCAATGGGAAAGTCCGACTATCCACCAACCGGAGTCATCGGGAGGGGTTCCAGGATACCGGTTCCCGTCCTCGATGACATGTTCGGCGTTGATGAGATAATCCACATACGGGGTTCTGTAACAGATCACCTTCCCTGCCGAAGACAATCCTTGTCTTACTAAGAATGCCTGTTGTGAAGGCATCCAATGCTCGTCAGTGACTTCGACAAGGGAGGTGTCGTTATCGACGGTTGCCAGAAGCTCCTCGCTTCCCCTTCCGTCGTCCGGTTCCAGAATTATCATATCATCGCGTAATTTTGCCGTAAATGTTGATGGTTGGTACATGTTTAAGGGTTTCAACAGGGTCAGCTCCAAGCAGTTCGCATATTTCATACCAGCTCTGACGGAAGTCTTTGTTGGTATGGATAAGATCCACGGCTTTACTGTTGGCGAACAAGGCTGTGGTCCGATCCTTGTTCAACAGCGGCCCTGCTGTTTCTGCAGTGTATTTGTATATACCGGTCAAGGCTAACCAAAAGAGTTTACGCCCGTCCGCATAGTAACGTGTCTGGGTCTTGCTGACCAGGTTTTCACGGGTCAACCCGGTTACTTTCAAAACGGCTTTGTAAACATCTTTCTCAGGGTCCGCAATAAGCCCCAGAATTACTTCCGGGGCGCTGCGGTTGTCTATGGCTTGCTGTATAGCTTCAATCTTTGTCATAACCTTTGAATCTTACCTGTCGACTTTGGCACCGGGGACAGGAGATGGCTCCTGTTTTTGGGTCCTCTACGGTACGGGTTTTGTCGTACATAATTAAACTGCTTGACTGTGGGGGTCGGGGGTGATCAAATACGTGACTGCAATGCAGACACTTTAATTTGACCAGATGGTCGTGTATCTGTTTCTCCGGGCTCATATCCACAATGTGCGCAGAATCCCTTGGCTGCAGGGACAATCAAATTATCCTTGCCGCACTTGGGGCATTCTGGTAATGGGTCTTTAATCTTCTTGTTCATCGGCTGCTACCTCCATAGGTTCTAATACAAACTCCCCACCATTCTCCAGCTCTTCGCGGGAGAATATCCAATTCTGATCCTTAGAGTGGGAGAGAATACGACGGATGAGGTCCATGTATTCTTCTCTACCCATTTCCAAGTACTTCCTGTGTACTTTGAACCTACGTACCAGGTTGTAGCCCGTGGTCTCAACAACGACCATATAATGGTCTGCGGGTTTGAAACCTTTAAAGCCAGCTTCTTCCAGGCGGTACATCACTGCACGCTCGTAGAATGCCATCTGGCGGTAGTATCGATAATATTCGAATGAATTTTGAAAACGTTGGACGCTCTTTGACGTGGTTTTAAGGTCTCTGATGGAGAAGGTCTTGTTCTCCATGTCGAGTAGAAGTCCGTCGAGCTTACTTTTACACTCAACAATTTGTCCGTCCACATCCAGTTTCCAGAATATCTCTTTCTCCAGAAACAGTTGTTGCTTGGATGTTTGTGGTTCAGCAAACATCTCTTTAACAGAAGGACGTTGAGTGAGGTTCAGTTTGATTCTGGTGATATTGGACATGGTCTTTGCATCCACGATGTCCTTGCCTTCGTTGACAAGCATGAAGTTCCAATATGCTTGCCCACTCTTTTGTATATCCTTGATGATACGATCGTCCTTGTAGTTCCCCTTGCCGTATTTTAATTCGTTGGCTGCTTTGAGAACAAAGACCTTGTTATCTTCAATGGATGTATTTCCCCCGGCTTCTCCAAAGCTGAGGGATTCTGTGCTTCCTGCCTCTTTTCTGTACTGTAAGGCTTTGTCGATGATGTTCTTGACCGTGTCACTGGGCACTTTGTCCAGCATGACCGGTTCAATATTCTCCAATATCAACTTATGGACCAAATCGCCCAAGGTGAGTGCCTTGGTATCGTCTCCTTTAAAGGTGCCCATGACATAGTCGTGGTACTTTTCAGGAGAGCCGCCTTCATCCGGGTTGATGTAGGAGAGTGAGCTATTGTTGATAGCTTTTGACTCCTCATAGGTAGTGTTCATAACTTTATTTTCTTTCTTGATTGCTTGATTAAAGAATCACAAATTTAAACAGAATTATATTCTGTGAAAGGGTAGGAAGGAGAATACTCATAAATGAGTATTTTTCACAAAATTTGTGTTAATCTCCTTCCTATCCTTGGACAAGCAAAATATTATGCTTTTATTTCGAAGTCGGGTCCCGTTTCATTGGGATTGTCCATTGACAGATCCACCAAGCGGCCTTTGAGCAGCTCAATGACCTCATCCAGTTCGACGTCTTCAATATCACGAGAAGCCATCTCATGACGCTTGACGCGCAACTCCTGCAAACGCTCACTTACTTTGGAGCGTTCGTAGTCCAGAAAGTCCACTTCGAAATACTTAGTATCTACCTCACGAATTTTCCCGTCCTCGTCCAGTTCACACACCGCATAAGGGTAGTATCTGCTGGTACGCATCTTCTCAAAATTGTAGTCGTAAGGAACTGCGGCAACGTCAGCCGGATTGACCAGGCATGCCAGGACAAAACGGTCTTCCTGATGCCCCCCAAACATTTTCACATACCCGGGTGCACCTACGTGCAGACCGGAAGAACATGTGTTGTTCGGGTTGGTATCGCAATCTTCCATTGGCATTTCCACTGGGGTCCCCAGCTTGATGGTCATGCGGCGGCTGTGAATGTCGGTGAAGACATCTTCGCCATCGGTGGAGACCTTGAACTTTTGGATGAGTTCTTCGTACAGCTGTTCGAGGTTGCCCAGGTGATGCCACAACTCTGTTTCGTTCACCAGAGCTTCGACCTCAGGATTGGTCAGACGCTGGTATCCCAAACTCTCAGCCAAGGCTAAGCCGGCCTCAAATGTATAATCCGGGTTGTTGTACTTGAAGCGTTCGTATGCCTGGTTACGGTCGAAGTCGTCCTGCAGATACTCCACAACATGGTCCCACTCACGCTCATCTCTCCAGAACTCCACATTTCTTTCCACGATCTCTGCCCACTCCTTGGGAGTGTATAGCATGAATCCATCATCTTCGTCTTCTCCCTGTCGGAACACCTCGTAATCCTGAGGCTTGCGTCCGTTGGAGATATGATAGAGGAATTTGCCGGAAATAAAAGCTGCATAGTTCTTGAAGGATTGTCCTTTCCACAGAACAGATTTGTAGGCGATAAAGTAGCCGTGGTCTGTGATTGGGAACTGGAAGCGGTCTGCAAATGAGAACAAATCATCCTTGACGTGCTCATTCTCATTAGTCATTAGCAGACGCCAGAAGTTGATCAGTGGGTCAACTCCCAGCTCATCCTCTTCTCTTTCCTTGATGCGGTCGACCATCAGCTGAGGTAAGGCACGACGGATACCATCGAGGAAGTACTTACCCTTGCGGTTCTTTTTGAGTACACCTTCGGTGGTCATGAAATCATCTGAGAAAAATTCAGCAAGCATGCTGGGCCAGTCGATCAGTTTTTTGGCGTCCTCAACCATTTGCCTGGCGTGTTCCTCTTCTTCGAAGGGAACCTGATACTGTTTTCCATTAACATACGCAGTTACAGTACTACCACTGCGCATTACAATAGGTTTTGCCATATAGCGATTTGAAATTTAAAAGGGATTTTAGATATGAGTTGAAATATTTTTCGGGATTTGAGTCATCCACCATCAGCCTGGTGATGAGTGAGCGGGAAGTCTCCCTAACTCCTGTAATCCAGAGATTGTCTTGCAGGAACCGGTATATCAACCGATGCACAGAGAACATGTCGTAGTTGACTCCGTCCACAGTATGAATAATATCAGCATGCAGACTGGCGTAAGGCCCCCAATTACGGAAAGGTATATACGGAAGATCCTTCTTTACCCGGTGCTCTTTATAAAAGGACCTGTATACTCCATAGAGTTTTTCCAGACGGCTGTCTTTGACAAGGTGCCTGATAGCCTCATACTGCTTGTTGAAGTCAGGAAAAGCAACAATGAAATAACTGCGGGCAATATCCTTGGCAAATACCTTCATTGCCTGGTTCGGGGACAAGAATCTTGGGTTGTCCCTGAAATACTTCAGATTAGCCTGACTCACCCGGGCAAAAGCCACCCTTTTAGAGAATCTATTGTACCCTGTAAAGCTCATGCCTTCAAACTTTTTAAGCGATTTAAGCGAAAGCGCCAGGTTCTCTAAACGATTGGTATCATCCATGGTACCTACAACAAAGAGTAATTTTTCGGAAGCCTCAAAGATGTCAGCTACTTTGTGGTTGTCCGTATACCAATAGAAATCATAACAGGTACTTGGTTGAAGCAATCGGAAAGTGATTTTTTCGTTTCCTCTTTTTCTTTCCCGCTCTTCCTTGAGGTCTGATTCGTACTGCTTGATCCACTCGTCAGGAACTTGGTGCTCTTCATAGCTGTCCACATTGTGTAGCAAGTAATTGCTTATGTACTCTCGGTAGAATATCACGGCTTTGTCCTGGGTTTCCTGGGGAATTTTCATGGCTTCGCCAGCAGCTATTTTAGCGAACACATTTTGGTTGTAGTTCCTTGGGCGGATCAAGTAGATATTGTTTCCGTACTTCTCATTCAGGTACAATGCTTTACGCTTTGACACTTTTTCTTCTTGGACGCGCAGGCACACAGTATCCTTGTCCCAATAGCGGTTTTTATATTGAGAGGAAAAACCCCACAAATAAGCACCTACCTGGAATTCGTGTTTGGGCTCCCGCCCATCAGCTTCGTCTTTTTTGTAACTTTCGCTCTCTGATGCCACCTTTAGCACTTTCCCACGGGCCAGTTTTCTTTTGACCTCGTACTCAAAGAATGGGTTTAAAGGAATATCAAATTTCATTTGATTCTCCTTTTCAAAGGCTTCAAAGGGAGTGAAGACTACATGGTTCTTTATTTTGAAAGGTACCCAAAGGTTGACATCCTCTGTAAGAGGGATGTAGTCTAAAGACCTTCCTTGTAGATACTCTTTCAAATCGTCGAACCGCAGTTTATTTCTGGTTATCTCAAAGAGTTCCAGCAGCATATCGACAATTTTATTGACTATCTTCTCGGCAACATCGTCCTTGTACTCAAGAGATTCTCGGGACATGGTCACCGGCAGCTGCCCTACCTCAAAGCGAAGGGCAACAGGAGTATAAAGTACTTTGTCAACATTGGTTATCTTGGCAAATCGCTCAGAGATCCTCTTGGTGAGAAGTTCTTTGATATGGGATTCGCTGATGGGATACCGGACACGCCCCAGGGCAATCTCCAATTTTTCTGGGGTATTGCTTGGGTTGTAAAGGAATGTTTTTCCTTTGATTATCTGGAAGTCATTGTCGGCTGTTATGAATCCTTGGTAATACAGCTCTTCGAAGTAGCGAAGCTGGTTTTTGATGGCTATCTTGAACAGATCTTCGTCCTTAACGGACTTCAACGATATGCTCACCTGGGTTCCATTGCCTTTTTCGGTTTCATAGGAGTCCATCAGTTTGATGGAAGGGGCTTTCTCGCCCCGGTGTACCGTGTAGATGTACTCTGTACCGGCAAATCGGGTGCGCACATTGAATGCGTCCACGTATGCCAGAGGTGACTTGGCGCCAATACCAAAACCACCGATCTGTCCGTTGGTCTCTCTTTTGGTGGAAGAAAAGTACTTGGCGTAAATCTTGGCGACCCTTTCACGAGACATACCCACACCGAAGTCTTCCACTACAAAACGAGCCGGAAGGTCAGAGGATGGGTCCGAGGGAAATAACGAGACGAGTACGGGCTTATCGACCTTGGCTTCTATATGTGAGTCGACGCCATTAGAGACGATTTCCCGCACGATTGACCCTATCTTATCCGAATAGGTGGAATCGGAGAAAACCTTGAAGAAAATGCCCAAAGATTCGCTGTCAAGGGCAAATTCCTGCTCTGCTATATTCTCACCACCGATAACTTCGGTAGTGGTATCTTGAACTTGATCAATTATCATGAGATGGATTTTAAAATTCGATCTTCTCGACTGCTGGTTCTTCGCCTATCGGGGTGTGCTGATAAGGACTCAGTCGGATGATCAGACGTCTTTGAACGTCTTCTGGGATGAAACAATATTCCCCGCCACCGGCCTTTCGGACCAAGTCGCAGGTGTCATTAGGTATAACGCCAACGTCTACCAGGGAATCCAAGATAACCTTGTTGTATATCCAGGAGTTGTTGTCCACATCAAAGAGTTGTTTGGGTTCAGGCAAGTAAAAGCTCAGCTCCATCTGGATAGGAAACCAGTGTTGAGGGATTTTCTTGATTGGAGCATCTTTGAGCGCCTTGCGTATTTCCTCACGGAAATACTCTTTGATGGCATTGACCATTTGGTAGCGTTGTATAGGCACATTGCCGCCGCTGTAGAAATCCTGACCGTTTATTTTCTTGAGTCTGGGGGTTCCTACGGTCTTGGGATTGGCAATGACCTTTTCTCCCGTGAGCTTGCTGATTAGAATACCTTCCTTGTTGAATCCGTATAGCTTACGATTCTGATACTTCTTGGGAAGGTTTTTCTTTTCAACCCATTCACGGGTGTAGTATCGGGCACGTCTGCTTTTTGCCAGCTGGACGTGTGTGATATAATTGGGGATTTGAATGATTAATTCTGACATTTAAACGTTGTGTTTCTTACGGGCTTGCTCGATTATCTTTTGTGCTCTTTCAATCGAGTGATTGGTAACGAACTCAGCCGGATCTTTAGCTTGAAAGTTAGCTGAGCCGAAGCGCCCGTTGGTAAGAAATATGGGGTGTATGCCGTATAGACGTTTTATCTGGTTTGCCATACATACCCCGGCATAATCGAAATCATACAGGGAGTAAATATGGGTGAACCTTCCGTTGAGTTCCTCGATGAGTTCCTTGGGAGGCAATACGCTCTCAGCTTGCATCGCACAACTATACAGTCCAAGTCTTCTTATTACGATGACATCCTTCATACTCTTGGTCAAAATCAACAAGTCAGCCGAATCAGGTAGCTGGTTGTAACCTTGCACGCGAGTGGTGTTGGATATAAATCGCGTCTTTTGCCCGTCCCGCGAACGGTAGGGGAAGTAGACCTTGAACTCTCCCTGGGCAAAGCGGTAAGCATAAGCCGGGTCGGAAGGGGAGAAGTTGTAGATGATATTGTCGCCGAGCCACAGGGTTTGCACCAGGTGGGTATCGAAATACTGCAGATTGTGGTAAGTAATACCCATGCCGCCCCAGAAGTCTTTGTCTACCTTATGGGGCTCACGGGTTGAAATGGTAAGTTTTGTTTCCTCCTTGATTGCCTGTTCTATTTTGTCTATATCTTTTGGTTTGAGGCTTTTGAAATCAGGTGCGGAAATCAAATCGAAATCTCCAGCCACTTTTCTGAGTGCTTGGTCGTAGTTGAGACCGAAGACGTGCTGAACGATGTCGAACACGTCTCCAAAAAAGTGACCGGAGAAATCTTTGAAATACAATCTGCCGTTACGAGCGTATTTGAACCCACAGGTAGGATGGTTGTCCCTTCTCAGCGGTGAGCGTACTTTTTGGGAGAATTGTACCGGGATACCCAGGTAGTGCTCCATCATTTGCTCTTGACTGATATGTCGAAGGATAAACTCCCGGTCTACCGGGTTGGTAAGCTCGTAGAGCATGGTTTAGAAGCTCAGTTCTTCGGTAGTACTGGCGTCCATGGTTGCACTATCAGCAGCTTCTTCAGCCGTCTCGTTCTTCGGAGCCTCAGCGGCATCGAAGTTCATGGGAGTGCTGGCTGCAGGAGAACCATCACCATCAGGCTTTGGCTTCTTGACCACGCGGTCATATTTAGGATCAAGTACTAAACGTGTAGGAACACCCTCTTTCATCAATTCAACAAACGGGCTGATAGCACGCTTGGGGAAGGTGGTGTAGTCCTTATTGTTGAGGATGAGCTTGATGCGAAGAGGAATACCTTGGTAATGATTTCCAGCCAGGGCAATGTATTGCTCTGCCAACACTTTGAAGTTGGGAGCTTTCAATACCAACTGCTCAGCTGGGATGAAAGGCTCCAAAATATGCTTCAGACGTTCTCCCATGGCATTCATCTCACTCTTGATGAACTCTTTTGGATCTTTCTGGAATACAGTCTTGGCGAGCTTTTCCCACTGCTTGAAATCCGGTGAAAACTCCTTGTGTACAAAAGTAGAACCTGCAGGGTCAGTAAAGGTGATGGCGATAACCATCTTGTCTGAGCCTTGTTTCATGGGTTCGTACTTGATTGAGGTAATTTGCACATTCTCGTTGATACCAGCGTTCATGAATTTACCAGCGCCGGTGGACTCGTCAAAACCGAAATGATTTTCTGACATAATAACTTATTTAAGTAGGGATTAGAAACAAATTTACGAATTATTACTCTTTATACAGTATATAATTATGCTTAAAGCACAAAAATTAATCTATATAGATCTTCTTCCAGTCAAAGGGAATGACCTTGCCTGCCAGGTGAGCACTACGGGAGCCGCATTCTACTCCACCCTGACTGTTAAAGCTGACCATTAGCTTGTCTTCTTCGCTTCGATGAACGAATCCGATAGCGTCCATATCAGCCATGACAATGTTCTTGAGCTTGCCGGTTAAATCCAGCGAGCTTTCTGAAAACTCGACACTGTCGCTTCCTAAAACGGTCTTCTTCAGGTGTCCCACAATAATGACTCGGCTTCCCAGGGTCTTGAACAGGTCGACCACTTGCATCACCTGTGTGCGGACAATCCCGTACCCAGCACCGTATTCGATCTCACCGATGTGGGCAACTCCTTTTTCAGCCGCTACTTTGGCTTCAATCCAGTCGGCGATCTTATCGATGGGGTCAAGGGCGATATAATCGTATTTGTGTTCGCTCTCCTTGATAGCACGGCCTACACTCATCAGCTCGGCAAGGGAATTGGCGCTTACTTTCAAAGCATCCAGCTTGCGGGTACCCTTCTCCAGGTCAATGATCAGACAGTTGGGAAGTTTAGCAAGCATTGAGGTTTTACCGACCTTGGGCGGTCCAAAAATCAGTAAAGGGTCGGGAGACAAACTCTCGGCTTTTACCTTTTTGGTAGGTAATTGAATTGTTGACATATTATTCAGCTGTAAAGTCAATAAAATCGGGTTCTACATACTCGATGATGCGACCGTTGGCAAAGTCCTCGGTCAGAGGCAGCCACTTGTTGGGCTCTCCGAATCGGTTCTTCACACTGTGCAGTGCAATGAGCCTGTCGGTATCCAGTGCACTCTCAGGGTCGCTTCCATACTGGGAGATGTGCAGCATCTCCGGGCGATGGATGACAATGACGTGGTCCATGGCATGAAATACCTGCTTGGAACCAAAGATGTCTCCCATCTTGGGGAATTGTTTACCGAATTCTCTGCGCTTGGGATCTTCGATGGTATCCTTGAGCTGGCCCACCAAAAAATTGATGTTGTTCAGCTTCTGACGCACACGTATGTACATCTTAGCCAGGTTAGCCATCATTTCCACCTCTGATTCTGAGCCTGCGCGTTCGGTCAGCAGTCCGTGGTCAAGGGAGGTAATCAACATGTGGTCAGGAAATTTCTCCTGTATGTCGTATATGGTCTCCTCGACCTGGTTAACAGTTCCGGTGGTGTTTATCCACAGGGTGTCATCCCTGTCGGAGAAAGCCTCCAACATCTTCTTGATATACTCAAGCTGGTTGGGAGTTATCTTCTCGCCCACACCCAGTAGTTGAGAATATTTCAGCCCAGTTGCAGCAATGATGTCCCGGAGTCCTTCTTCGGTCATATCCATTTCAAAGGTGAAATGCACATTGATTCTCTTTTTGGGGAACTTTCCGTTAAGGGCATCGTTGGCAAAATCCTGGTGCAGCATACGCAAGAAAAAACTCTTACCACTACCTGAGAGTCCACTCAACAGCACATTTCGACTCTGATGAAACCCACCCACCAACGTACCGTTGAGCTTGGGGTATCTTGTCTGCAGGTAATTGGGGTGCGGACTCATTCCTTTCAGCACTCTCTCCAGGGTAGCCTTGGCTACATCGGAATTGCGGTGAAAAGGAAGGTTGTAGTTAAAGTCGTCCATCATCTTTCTTTCGGGTATTGGATATACGGTCAGCTTCTTCCAGCAAAGGCTTCCAGACCTCACCCTTCAACCACCGGTCGATACGTGATTTGACCTCATCGAGGTTTTTGCCATGTTGGAGTGCCCGCATGATGTCCCTGTGACGGGACAGACTGCCGTGTACTTCGTTATTATAATATTCGATGAATTCTTCCTTGTCCAGTTGCTTGAGGTATACCCTCTGTCCGTTAATCCAGGTGGACGGCGGGTACGCATCCCAGAACTCGTAACCGGGTGAGGGGTCAGAGTCCAGACGGAGTTCCTTGCGTATCTTATCAGACACACTGTAATAACTCACGTCGGTCTCCTTAGGGTCCTTGGGCGGTATGACCAGCCCTCGGTCAATCAACTCACCAATCTCGCTGTGCAGGAATTTTCGGTTCTTTTCCTGATAGATCGTCAGCGGTGCCCAGTTCTCCTCAGCGATCAGACGCATGAAGAAATACTGGTTGGGAGAGATTTTGTGCTTAACCAAGAAATCGGTGTATTCCTTGACGTTCTGAATCATAGTATCTATGTTTCTGTATTTCGTACATCTCATCGTAGTATATGCCTTCGACGGCATCTACTATCTCCTTTAGGGAATACAAGTTCCCATACGCCAGGTAGAGTTCCCTTTGAATGTCTTTGGAATCATCCGAAAGTGAAATAGGGTTGCTCTTCCTGTGGGTCAAGGCTGAGATTTGCGTTCTGATTAAACTCATCTATTTCCTCCAATCGATTAATCCAGAAGACTCCAGGAACGCCCGCCATTCTTTTTCGGGTCCAGTCTTCGTCCTTAGAATCTCGGATGTACAGGTTAACAATAAGTGCAGATTTGCCTTCCTTAAAGCGGATGGCTCTTCCGATACGCTGGATTCCCTGGCGTTTGGTCGAGTTACCGCTACAAATCACCGCAAGCTCAATTCCTTCCACGTTGAAGCCTTCATCGAGGGCTTTGGCGGAAGAGATCACACGAACCTTGGTTCTTTTGTCCTTGAATCGCTCCAGGTTTGCCAGGCGTTGTTTCTTGGGAATCTTACTGTGGAATCCCACAGCCCTTTCTGGGATGTTCGTTGAGAATCTTCTTGCGCTGTTGCATGGTACGGGCAAAGTTGATCGCAGCCACTTGTATCTCCTGAGGCGTCATGTCCCACTCATCGGCGACGGTCTGGCGAAGCAGAGGGTCACTCAGAGCAGCCATAGCCCGGCGGAAGTCATGGTTGAAGAAACGGAAATTATAGATGAATCTTCGATTGAGGCCCTTGTAGGCTTCTCTTTCGTCCTCTTCCATATCCAAGGGAATGTTGTAGATCCTAAAATCTGACACATACCCCTCTTCCCGTGCCTCCTTCATGCCCAGAGTGTAGATAACAGGAGCACGATCGGTAATCAAATCGTGTTTGCCATCCTCTCTTTCCAGTGTGGCTGTTAGCCCCAGGATGAAGTGATATTTTACAGCACTAAAGACCCGACGAAACTGCTCGGCTGCATAGCGGTGGACTTCGTCCAAAATAAGCAGGTGAATGTCATATTGGTTGCGAATCACCGTATTGATGACCACAACCGTGACATTCTTGAGCTTGTGCGTCTTTATTTCCGCCTCCCACTGACTCTTTAGTACCAGTGTTGGTACCACTATCATGGTGGTGCGGTCGGGGTGACGCTCGTTCATGTCTTTAATGATGAGAATTCCAATGAAGGATTTTCCGAAGCCGGTCACAGCAGAGACAGTCCCTTTTGCGCCGGCCTGTATCCAATCGGCGATGATTGCCTTTTGCTTCTTCAGCTTCTTCTGATTGATTTTCATTTTAAGAAGGGTTCTATTACTTCGTTGAACCGCTTGTAGTGCGGAGAGTCTTCTACTTCAGATGTCAGAATGCGGTCGTAGGCATCCATCAGGTTGTCATACTCCTTACCTTTGTATGTAAAGGGACCTTCTTCGTCCGAATCGTACTCTCCTTTGGCTTCAAGCTGTTCTAAGAAGTTTTCTAACTCACTTATCTGGTCTTCGATACCAACGGTCACCAAAGTGTCCTCAAAGATGTACCGGGCGTCATATATGCCCATACCCAACTCCTCTTGTTCGGCGTAAACACCTGAGAGCTGGTAGGTATCGTAGATGAGCCGGAGCAATTCATCGTCCAGTGCCCAGTCCACAGAGAAGTTGACCTGCAGGTAGGTCTTGGTGTGAGACTCTTCGTACACATAGACTTCGTAGATGCCCCTGTATTCCAGATCTTCCTGTTTGGTGCGCTCCAGGTGGAAATACCTATCCTGGCTGTCCTGCTGTTTGCGCTCTATGTCAGCGAAGTCTTTGTAAGCAGCGGCTATTTTTCCAGGTCCCCCGTACATCTGAAGGAAAACCGCGCAATGATTAGCCATCGGTCACCTCAGCTTCCTCTACCGGCTCGATTTGGCGAATCACACCTCCTACATTGGTCCATCCCATCTCCGAGAGGATCTGGTTGTGTACCTTCAGGTGTCCGCCACTGTATTCTCCCGGTGGGTTGTACTTGAGCAGTTCAGTGAATTGGTTATACACATTCCACACGTTAAAGGTGCGGGGCTCCTTGGGGTCTAATGCCCAGTTCTTGTCTGTATGAAGATTTCTGCGAAGCATTTCCAGCTGAAGTGTATTCAGCAGGCGCTCCTCCATATAGAACTTACCAGCCAGTTTGTGGACCAGTTCCATATCCACGCGGGTCTCCATCATCTTCTGACGGGACTCTTCCAGGTTATTCAGGTACTTATCAGCACCAGCGAATATCTTGTCGAGCAGTTTGGTCAGCTGATCGATGACTTTACCGGTGTGCATGTGAGAGCCTCCGGCGAACTGACGCTCGGTCACCATTCCGTTGGAGCAGGCAAGCACCAAACCCATCAAACCGATGGAGAGCTTACGGGTTTTGTCGTAGGAATTGGTGAAGTTGACAGACAGGTTGAGTGGTCCGGGCTTTTCTTCGCGTCCGATCATGGTCACACCGGTTACCACTTTGAGTTGGTTGGTTCCCATATATCCGGAACCATAAACACGGAATCCTTCATCCTGGGCTCTCTGCCTGATTTGTTGGATGATGGTTTTGTTGGGTACGGGAACATAGGTCTCCGTAGCCTGTGGGAGTGGGACTTCAATAACGTCCGACTCCCTGACGTTGTACTTCTTTAGTGCCATCGTTTAACGATTTGCGGGATTGTTCAATAAAATATTGCGTAGCGTATACTGCGTGGATGTTGGTGCCTCCAACGTTCCAGTTACGCATCATGTGTTTGGGGACTCGGCTATTCCAGTCGTATATGGTGAATACGACAGAATTTCCGTTTTCGTCCAGACATTTGCCTTGCCAGTGCCAGCGAAATTTGTAATCGATTTCTTCTGCGGGTTCGCCGAAAATAGCAATGAGTTCATCGTAGGTGACATCGTATAGATGCCCTTTGAAAGAAGTAGGGGTAATGAATACATCACGCCCGGCTTCTAAGTCTGTGAAAATCATTTGAGTGATTCTAAAGGATACGAGACTGATTCCTTCAGGTCGTCTTCTTTGTAGTCATCTATGACTAAAACAATAACACAGTCCTGAACCAGTCCGTTCTTGTAGTAGGTTACACTCAGATTCTCTTCTGAGGTACCATCACTGTCCATATTATCCCATAACTTAAAGACTACTCCCGGATATTCAAGGGATTGCTTCAGCATGAACTTTTCCCAATAGGCAAAGGTATTGTAGTAGGAAAAGCCCGTCCCGTGATTGATAATATCAGAATCAGGCATGTGTTCTTCTTCCAGGGATTTGATAACCTCTTGGATAATCATTTCGCTGGGCATCTCCGTAGGATTCTCCTGTATGGAGATTTCTGTGTAAGAATAAGTTCTCATGTCTTGTCGGGTATAATTCTCAATTGATGTGTGTGAACACTGAAATGTTCTGCATTGAATCCACTTTCAAAATCTTCAGAAGATTCATAAATAACACCACCTTTAAGTTTTGCTAAGCCTTCAAACGCTTCATCGCTTAGATTTGAAGGGTCATCCACTGATCCATTAAGGGTGTCCCAATTAAATAGTAAGTATCTCATATCACTCTCCTTTCTTGGTGGGGGTGTTAAAGGCATCAAACAACTCATTAAAGGAATAGTAAACGGGAATGTTTAAATGCTTAGCGAGACTTACCTCGCCATCAGCGCCGCTACTTTTACCATCAAGTCTCAATACACAATCACAAACTTGAACCCATTCCAAATCAATATTAATCCAATCTTGGTACGGTCTTGGGTGCGCCATGTGCTGAAAATGGCTGTATAAAGGTGCAAATGGAGCAAAGCCTTTGTCCATTAATTTATCTACGGCATCTAATTGCCTTTTGACATTTACAGCTACATCTCCTAATGTGTAAGGGCTTGCTATATAAACCCTAATCATTCTCTCCCCCTCACTCGGTTGGGTGAGTTTGGATTCGAGCCATTGAGCATACCAGTCATCTATATTCCATTCATTTATAACGTTTCCCGTTTCCTCCTCATAGAGTTGTCTTAATTCTTCTGCTTTCATTTCTCGCTCCTTTCTTTAAACCATTTTAGGAAGTTGTTGACTGTTAATATATCTTGTAGTTGATAATGACCTTGTTCAAGCTCATCTACCGTAGCATTCTCACGTGCTGTAGCAACCCACTCCTCCACATCCTTTTCAGTAGGTAAACTTGCTTCTAAATGACAGATGTAGGTATCCAGGTCAACCCTATATTGTCTTTCGTCGAAATCTCTTGTACCTGTCCAATACTTATCATCACTTCTTTTTGGTCTTTTCATTTCTCACTCCTTTCGTTTAGGTAGGTATAAATTAGGGGGTAGAGTTGCTTTTCTACCCCCTGAATAATAGACTTATTCAGCCAAGCTCGCAATCCTTGTGTGAGCAATTTCCTGCCCTTGTTTCAGGGCAATTGTACGGTCATAGTCATACCCGTTGAAACTTCCATCACTGGATTCGCTGTGCAGTAAACTGAAAAAGGCCATGTCGCCCCTCATGTTGATACCGGTACAGCCATATCTGCGGGTTGTTTCGTCGGGCATATCCATTTGAATGATGTCTCCAATACACCACCTTTCAGGGAATCCGTTTTCCATCATATCCCTTACTTTGGGCCGATCCTCTTCAGGAACGAACTCTTTGAGGATCATAATGGCCTTATGGACTTCATTCAAAATGAATGGTTCTGCATTTGCATCCTCTAAGGTTTTACGTCCTTCTTTTAGTGAAAGAATAGCATTTACCAAGGAATCATTTTTTCTTGTGGCTTCGGAGTTGTGTAGTCTGTGTAGACCGACCTCAATTCTTACAAGGGCTTCATGCTGTTGTTTTGTCGGCCCTGTGTAGTTTTGAGCTTCCCTGACGAGTTTTTTGACAAACTCAGTCCTTGTGGGGTTAAATAAATCTAAACTGTTTTCAATCATTTTTAAATAGTGTTTAGTTAGATATTTTATTTATCACCTTTCAATTTCTTTGCTATTGTTGGTTACAAAATTCAAGTAGTTCAATTAGTTTAATTGCCTGTGCCCGTAAGCCAACAAGAGTAGCGTTGTAAACCTCCAAGTCAGCATCCAAGTCGCTTATATAGGCTTCTGATTCATGAGGATCTGATGGAGACTCCATTCCCTTGCGCGTAATACGAACAAGGATGCCTCCCTTATCCTTTATAGCATCAACCTCATTAGGGAAACGGGTATCAGAAATGATCCATCTGTCCTTATCCTTGTACTCTGCCATCAGAGAATTAACCCAGGCGTTTTGGTGAACCGCTTTACGAATACCTTCAGTTCCCAGCTTTTGTAGGAACTCCCGGTAAGTCATTGGTTTACCATCTATATTCCACTCCGGTGGCAGCTGTTGGTCTCTGAACGCTTGGTCGTTCTCCCAACGTTCGGCAAAGTCAGGCATTCCTAAAAGGATTCCTGCTATTTCTTTGACCTTGCCGGCCCATTTGTGGTTCTCCCATTGACCTATACGATCATGGTTAGATGTTAAGTTTTTAAGAGTGTCGAAAAAAACTACATCTTCAACTTCCATTTTATGGCGGTCATACTTAAGCTGAAGCATCAGGATGTGGGCAAAGGTGTCCTTGCCGGACCCCTTATACCCTATTAGTCCTATAATCATTTGATTTCTGTTTGGCGTTTTGTTCTTCCTACCAAGTGAAAAGCATTCCTGCTGTATGTTTCTGCATGCTGTATAGCATTGATTACAGCTTCCGACGCACTGAGATAAGATTTGTTTTCGTCCCAGTCAAAGGGAGGATCTCCAAAATTATCCGAAAGTACGCGAGCGGTATAGGTAGATTCGTGGTCATCAAACTCCAGAACAGTCACCTGAACAGTGCCCAGACGAGCAGCAACACGCCAATACCCGTCAAACCAAACATGAGCCGTCCAGTCTCCACCTACAGCCTTTTTCAGCTCCTGTGCCATGCTCATAGCGTGCTCTTTTGCTGTGGATTCACCGGGGTGAGCATTAATATTATACCTTATCATTAGTTTCCGTTTTTATAAATTGGATCTGTATTTCTCTGCCCATTTTTGTCAACGATGTCCTTAACCACCTCAATTGTGGAAAACCCACCATTTTGTTCTGGGGATAAATACGAATCAGTCTCTTCCAAAGACTCGAATACGGGGATATACCCCTCATCTTCAATAAACTCAAATAGGGAAGTACCGGATGTTATCTCGTTAGAGGAAATCTTCTCCAGTATTTCTTTTTGAAGTTCTTCAGGAAGGTTTTCTAAAGGGAATTTCTCCCAACGACTGAGCTTAAAATGTACTTCCATTATGATTCTCCGTTTTGAAATACTACTTGCAAAGAATTGGATTTTTGCACCAGGAAGGTGGAGTTTCCAAAATTCTGGTCGGGGTTTATATACTCAGAATGGTTGGCAAAACCGTAAATGGGCCTATCGTAGTTCTCTTCGATGAACTCCGCCAATTCATTCCCGTCGGTTATAACGCCCGCTTTGATTTTTGCAAGTACTTCCTCTCTTTGCTTCTCAGTGAGTTTCGAGAGGTCATACTGCTCTTCTACGAGGTAAAATGCTGTGACTATCATAAACTTAAAATTTTGGAAAGGAAACCTCTTCTCCTGTTTGGTTCGGCAACTTCCTTTTCCACATGTATGGTAGTTGTGCATGGGAACTTGACTCCCAGAGAATCCATCTTCTGTGCTACTTCATTGACAGTAATGTCTCTTTCTTGGAAGTAATTTATCACAGTGGATTGCTCCATGTTAGACTCTACCATGGTAATCAAATCGTATTCCATAGCTTCTGTCCATTTACTTACAGGGGTCAATTCAACAGGGGGAAGCTGTTCAAAGAGCTCTTGCTCAACAACTTCTTTTGTTTCATTGTCTCTCTTGTAAGGAATGCCTTTTTCAACAGAATATCCTTCTACATTAAGTTTAGCCTTTATAGCACCTTCTGTACGGTCAGGGAATATTTCAGCAAGTCTATCTACCGTAACTCCCAAATCTGCATACGCCTTTAAAGATTTTATATCTTCTGCTGCCCATTTAGAACCGCTGGATTTTGGCGAGCAAAGCGCCAGGTCTTTTTTAGAGGCAGATACCTCAGGTGTAGGATTATTGCCTGTTGCATGCCCGTAGTAAAGGGAATACAATAGAATTTCCTTCACCATTCGGTTGTTTATCTCATAAGACCCCCATTTATACGCACTAAACTGCTTTTCTACAATCCCAAGGTTGATCGCAGCACGCAAGGTCCGTTTAATGATACTTTTATGTATACCCATTTGTTGGTATAGATAGTCAACAGAACACCTTCCCGGCGCTTCTTTTACCGCCAACAACAGGGAATGTGCTTGTTTCTCACGTTTCTCCTTAGACTTCACTAAAGGATAATCAGCTAATGTGCTGAGTTTGCCTCTATATACTTTAAGAGGGGCTTCTTCCTCTTTAGGAGGCGTTGGCTCCTGCAGACCGTAGAAATAAGCATTTACCTTATTGTTGTCAAGGTCAATGGGCTTTAAATACAGTTCCCCATCTTTATTACGCAATAATATTTGCATCTTCATTAAAATGCCCTTCAATTTTTCGTAGTCATAGCCATATTTAATGGTATGCTTTTCAAGGGAATTCTCCGTAAACTTATTGCCTGAAAAAGTATTAAATACTCCGGGGATGAATTCGGACAAAGGAACGATTGCTGTGCTCATAAACTTAGTTTTTGAATGGATTCTTCTAATGCTTCTTTAACTTGCCGTATCGCATCAATGCGCTGGGAGAGACTCTCGATGTAGTTGGAAATCTCGTCCGGGTCATTGGATACGTAATATCCGTTGGCAGTAGCCAAAAGATTGGGTACCACACCCGTAGTCCGGATGTGGTTGATTATCTTTCTCACACGTGCACCTCCGAGCTTGATGCCCTTCTTTTTGAAGTGTTCAGTGATCTGATTTGCCGTGATGGCATTGTCCTTGCCCACCCGCGATGAAAGCGAGCGAACAAAGACACGGACATACTTTTTCTCGATTCCCGATAAGGGAGCCGTTTCTTTTTCAAATCCGTTTATCATGGGATGTTACTTTTTCCAGTGCTCACATATCTCGGCTTCAGCCTTCAGCAGACCGGAAGGAATGATGGCAAGAGCAGCCTCTTCCATTTTACGGACAAGGATCTCTTTCCATTCCAACGCGAAATCTTTGTGACAGATAGTGTCAATCTGGTCGTGGACCATCATGACCATGAATACTGGGTAGTTATTACGAATGATTTCATGTCGGAGCTTACCGACAGCATATTTGGTCATGTCTGCTCCTGAACCCTGGATATGGGTGTTCTTGCTCTGGCGTTCTATCTCGCCTCTGACCTTACCTTCGAACCGGTTATACCAATTTTTGAACCAACGAATGCGACCAAAGGGAGGCATGGTTCGAATATAACCGCTGGTCATGCCGTACTCGGCAGAGCGTTCCAGGGAATCTTTAATCTTTGGAAAAGCATTGAAATACTGCTCGATGAGTTCTTCAGCCTCTTCCAGGGAAATTCCCAGGGCGTCATGCAGCTTGTGGGCTGACATACCGTAGGCAAGACCGAAGTTGATGGTCTTCACACCGGTTCGAAGCGACTTATGCTTTTTGCATTTACACTTCTTCTTGGCGAGGGTTTCCACCAGTACTCCACCTTCTTGCTCTGTTGTGTGCTCATAGAACGCACAATCGTCCTCGGCAGCCTCTTTCCACTTGTCGCCATAGACCAGGGCGGCAGCTACCGAGTGAAGGTCTTGTCCTTTTCGGAGTGCTTCCAACCAAACAGGGTCCTGGCTGTCGTGTGCGATCAGTGCCAGCTCCTGAGATGAGTAATCCGCAGAGACGAAAACGTAGTCCTCGTATCCGGGTTCAAAACAGGCACGATAGGCATTGATGTCCCCGTGCACTTCAGCTACGGTTTCTTTAGCTGGAACCTGTTGAAGGTTGGGGTCTCGCGAAGATACTCTGCCGGTGGAGACAATCAGGTTGAAGTCTGTTCTGACCCTTCCATCTGAATCTACATGCTTGAAGTAATCCAGCCCGTAGGTAGTCACCATCTTGCGGTATTCTCCGCTTTTGAGGTACATGGAGATAATGGGATGTCTCCATTTGTGGGGAGTCAACTCATCTACACCAACACCTTCCAATTCAGGAACGACCTTGCGCATGACCTTGAGTACTTGGGCAACGGAAGACCACGAGACTTCTACCTTTCGAAGCTGCTCATACGGAGTGAACATATCTGTCTGAGTGGCACGGGCACGGAAGTCTGCGAACAGATCGTCTGTCATGACGATTTCATCCAGCTTGGCATTCATCTTGTCAACCATGGGCTTGGCTGTCTCATACAGCTTGGTCCATTTTTCTTTGTTGAGGTGCATGCCCCTGAATTCCATCTCTGCGGCACCCAGTGTCCCTTCGTTCTCAATCTTCATCACATTGGACAGCCCGTGAACACGAGCCTGCTGGACTTGGATATTGAACAGGTCAATGAGTTTGTTTACATCGCCCGCAGCGTATCGGATTTCTCCGAGTGTGAACGGACCAGAGGTCTTACCGATGAAGGTATTTCTCTGGGTCTTATCCATATCGATGTCGAATCTACGCTTGAGCACTTCAGCCAGGGAGTTGCCCGGCTGTTTCTTAGGCTTCTGTTTGAGTTTGCCCAGAACATCGCTCAGATGCTTTCCTTTGGTGAGGATCTCTTCACCTAAGAAGGTACAGTGAACGTTATTGATGGGAATTCCGTTTTTGAGCAGGAATTTGGCATCAAACTTCATGTTGTGAGCTATCTTGGTTATATCCGGGCTGTTGAAGACATCGAATAAGAATAGGGGAGAATAGCTCAGACAATCCAGAACGAACTGGTCTTTTTCATCTCCCAGTATGAGAAGAAGCAGCTTATTGTCCAGTGGACTAAGACCTGAGGTCTCTGTATCGAAGCCCAATACGCTGTGTTTGTTTGCGAAATTGAGCATCTCATCCGGAGTGGCGCTTAGCACCCCGTCACCCTCAATGAAGGTCTGATTGCTTACAAAATGTATCATGGGAAAAGGATTTAAAAGAGTCCGGGGGAGAAATCCTCGAAAAACCCCCGGACATAATTACACCTAAACTGATTCCATCTTCTCCATTCTTTCAAACCACTTGCGGTCGTTTTCCAGAATCGAGTATTTTTCAGGATTCACTTCAGAGAGAGATTGGAGCTGCAGGTTCCTGCGACGCGACTCACTTAACAGCGAGCGAATCTTTTTGGAAAGCAGAGCAGCGGTATCAGCATGGCGTATTGCCTGATTATTGTGTTTGACATAGCGAGACTCAGCTGAACGCAGTGCGGCCTGCATGTGCTCGTCAGTCATTTGGGTCATGGGAATTCTTTCGCCTTTGGCAGTTACCCATACGTGATCGTCTTCGTTGTAGGTAAACTCGATGGTTTTTTCCTGTTTCATTTTTATGGATCAGTTAAGTTATTAAAAGGTAAGTTGACCGGCCTGGGCTGGGGCTTCTTCTTCGTCCTTCTTGGTGATTTGCTCAAGGGACACGCCAGCTTTGGGCTTTTCCTCAGTTGGTTCCAGTGGCTTGAGGGGAGCCTGTTTTACAGCAGCTTTAGGGGCTTCTGCAGGAACATCACCCACCAAGGGGTGACCGGCACTCTTGAATACTTTTTGAACAGCAACTTCAAAGAGTGGATGGTCGTCTTTGACAAAGACAGCGGCGGAATAGGTATTCACTTCTCTGTCGCCAATGACGTAAGGACGAACCGGGCGGGTCTCAATGGAGCCAACCACTTTCATACCTTCGGTTGCTTTCCAGAGGAAAGACGGCTTGTCGTTGAGGTAACTCTCCTTGTAGGCAGTGGTCATCACGGATTTGGCTTCGACCAGGGCTTTGATGATTTCCCCGGTGTCTTCATCCACGTAGGTTTCCACTTCAGGATTGCTTAGCTCAACGAGCTTGTAGTCTCTTCCGTTCTTGTCCTTTCGGACGTCGCTCACGGAGATGACGGTTAGAAATTTGGGCATGTTGTTAGGTGTATGGTGAAACAATTACTTTAAACAGCTCTCCAACCGGTTGATTCGATTGACGAGTTTGAGGCGCTCAGAGCGTTTCTGAGCGTTCATCTGGTTCAACTGGTGGTTAGCATCGAAGGCTTGGAGTTTTGCTCTGAGGGCCTTCAATTCAGGGGGAATATGCTCATTCATGACTAAGAGTTTTTAGTGGCTTTCACATCAGCGTTCATGGCAGCTTCGAGCTTAAAGGCCTCATTAGAAGCCAACACATCCAGGCAGTACTTTTGGAAGTTCTCTGGCTTTTTATTCAAATAGTCCTTCCAATAGCTTATCATCCTTTCTCGAACCACCTCAAACCCTTCGGTAAAGGCTTTGACAGGTACATACAAGGACCCTTCAGAGGTCTTCATGTATATTTCATAGTCTTCTCCGATGGAATTGGCGTAAATGGACCAGTCAAACCAACTGAAGTACTCATACCGCATACTGAGGATGAAGTTGATTATCTGAGCTACTTCATTGGCCTGGTAGTGAGAAGGTGTGCAGTATTTACAGTATTTGCTGTAAACAAAGTTCTGATCCTCTCTGCTGTACTTTCTTACCTGAAAGGTTTCAGTCAAAACATGGGGGTATGAAGGAGTAACTCCTTCGGGGTATTCGCTGTAACGGTCTGTTAATTTGCTGGTGGTAATGCCCAGCATACGAATCGCCTGGAGGATTTCCCTTTCGGAAAACATCTTCAGCAGTTCGTCTTTACAGGCGATCCAGTCGATTATAGGAATCTTAGTAATCTGCTCAGAGACAAGGTTTATGTCGATGTACTGGTTATTGATTTTTTGGCTTGTGTCTATGCTTGAATACATGGTATTTCTTTTTCAATCCAGGTCTTGTTATCGACCTCGATTAGTTCAAACTTCTTCCCTTTTCGTTGGGCTCTGATCTCTGCCAGGAGTTTGCGGGCAGCTTCCACGTTATCGCGGTTGTCGGGGGCAAACAGATCCCCATCCAAATAGGGCACACTCTCATTCATAAAGCGCAAGGTTTTGTCCGCCCGGGGTGTACTTGGAGTACATATAACCGTTCTTATCGTAAGCAATCTCGTCGGCTCCGATGAAGGCTACCTTGCCCAGCTTGTCGGCATGGGCATCGATTTGCTCCTGTTGGGCAGAATCCTGAATAACACTTTCATTTTGTTGCTCCTGAAGCTGCCCAATCTCTTCGGATTGGGTTCTTACCTTGTGTATGGTGGCAAGCAAAACACAGCCTATGATTATGTTGAGCACATAGATTGATTTCATATCGAATGGTGTTGGTGAGACTTAGGGGAAAAGAAACCCTATGTATTAATACATAGGGTTTGCTTGATCTTTGGAGAAATTGTTATTTAGATGCTGTATATATTCTAAGCAAGCATATATCTTCCGACTCTATAAAAGAGCCATCCGATTGCTTTGCCCAAATACTGCATATTGTTGTAGGTGTAAGTGGTGCGCTTCCAGAACCAGTGTAAACAAATGTTAGCTCAAAAGCTCCAGGCCCTACAATCCAATAACCATCAGTCACAGTACGACTGTTCTGAATTCCGGGTTGAATTGGGTTTAAATCTAACCCAGTTGTTAGAACTGTGCCAGACCCGTGTGCAAGAATGATGTTCGACCAATCCACAGTCACTCTGGGAGGGGTCTTTTCATAAGACTCATAGTAATCAGCCGCTGAGGCAACTACTGGGGGGCTTGACAACTGGGCAAAAGTCGAAACAGTAAAGGCAAGAAATGCAAAGAGAACAAAATACTTCTTCATAACGAATAAAGTTTTAATGGGTAAAAAATTGATTGGAAACAAGGGCAGGGGATTCCTGCCCTCGTGGAGGACAGGGTCGTCCCCTCTTTGATTTACTCTATAAGACCACTACTCGAACAAGTTTTCCGTCTAACCAGAGGTCTTCCCAGCCGGTGAAACGTACTCCGTTGTGAGGGTAGAAGCGTGCCTCTGTCCCATGAATTCTCCAAGTACCTTTTGGGGTATTAACCTCTTTGTACTCAGCGGTGAATGGAACATTGGTAACTGTGAAATACTCCAGTTTGTGGAAACGTCTGAGGTATTTGACAATACGTACATCCCCTTGAGGGAATTCGTTGTCGTTTGCCAAAGAAGAAGTCTCATCCAAACCAGTCACTTCACGAGCTGCGCTACGAATTCTGTACTCAGTCTCTACGTTTACATAATACTGATGTACACTATAGAAACCATGGGTGAGTGTCAGGTCATCGTACTTAGCCAGAGGATCGAACACATACATAGGCTCGATGGTCACCCAACCTTTGTCATAGGTCAGACGATAGTTATCCTTCTCAACGGTATATTGGTTTCCTGAAACAGAAGTATCAAGGTCACCAACCGCCTTATGGAATGTTCCGTACATATAATCGGCAAGACCGAACCATGCGATTGCAGGCATACGGGCCATCCCTTGGGCAAGCGTCCAATAGTTGATAGGATTATGCCATTGTGGGACACTATTGTTCGGCTCAGCATCGTAGTCAACCATCACCTCCAAAGCAGTCAATCCTGCGTGTGAAGGATAAACGTTACCAAGACCGTCCATTGGAGCCAGATAAACTGTGGACAGAATGTAGTCTTTCTCGTCTCCTGAACCTCCGGTGATGTAGTAAGCGTATCCTTGAATGTCATGTAACCAGAACCCATTTCCCAGATCGATGCTATCCAAAACTGTTTGGGTAGATGGATTATATAGCCTAAGCCTTGGAAGAGCCTCAAGAGTGCTATAATTAGCAGCAATGTCTCCAGCATCGAAAGTATATACACCGTTGTGCTCATTTGCCTGGGTCAGAAGAATAGTAGTATTCTCTGACTCGGGGTTAGAGTTACCTGCATACGATATTCCGTTATAGCACTCTATTCTGTAAGTCACATTGTAACGGATTCCGAAGTCATCTTCCAGTTGAGCATAGACTGCGATTGGCCCCCCACTCATGAGCGTATCTCCACTCTGTGGAATGGCTTGCCACACAATCTTGTTGGTTCCTGACCTCACTTTCTTTTCAACCTTGAGGTCGTACAGACCAGCAGGACTATTTACTTCTCGGGTATAAACACTCACCTTAGACTTATTGGTCAAATCCCAAATGGACCAATTTGCCATGGTCATCGTCGTATAGTCCGCCCACTCAATGAATGGAATATCAGCGATATTCATCTCTCCAGAAAAGTGCATATCTCCCTCAAATATAGGAGCAGCGGTCAGGTCATAGTTGTACTCGATCTCAGGATAAACTTCTTGGCAACTCAATGGACGTTCATCAAAATACATCATCAATGAACCAGTATTGGAGTAATTGCCTTCAGTATCGAACACGCGTATAGCCAAAGAAACTGTTTCTCCGACAAGATCGTTATCCTTTGCGATTCGAATCCACTGGTTAATCTCAGAATCATGTTTACTCCAAATAACTGCTGTGTCACCTGGTTGCCATACCCATTGGCGCTTTTCCTGGTCTCCGGGTGTAGTAATATCAACATCAATACCAGCAATTGGATTATCTCCTGGAGTTATATAAGGGCTCAGGTCAATCCACCACTCATTTCCAGCGGAGCTTGCACAGATGGTCTCGTAGATATTCTGCGTTATTTCCGGATCACCCTCATTGTTATCATCAATTGGAGTTGGACAATCACAAGTAGGCTCAGTGCCGTCAAAATACAGGGTATATTGAACATGGTTAGAGAAATCATACTCGGTATCATATACCCTCAGCCAGATGGTAATCGAAGAACCTTCCAGGCTAACTCCCTGGTCCTTGATGAATTTGAGCTCTGTCTCTCCCTCTACATTATTGTAACTGAAGAATGTTCCTTTACCAAATACATGTAGGCTATTTTCGATAGCTTCTGTACCAGTATCCAGGTCAATTCCAGCAATAGTCTGTCCATTGGTAGTGATGTGAGAATCAAGGTCTGTCAAATACGCACAGGTATACCAGTCAATATTATAACATACCGTGTCTGTAATTGGCGTTTGAACACTCGGAGAATCTGCAGGATTGATAGTGTCCACCAGACATTCACAAGTGGTTTGTGAAGGTTCAAAATACAACGTGATTGTAGAAGTAGTACTGGTATCCCCATCTGTATCAAACACTTGAACATCGAAAGTTATTGAATCTCCGTCCAACAGCCCATGTTCTTGTGGGTAGATACGAATAAGTAAGGGGTTGTCTGCCCCGTGTTCTGTCCATAGGAGAGCCTCCGGTGTTTCAGTGGCTTCTTGGAAACCCGCCTGAGAAACATTCATATCTATACCCTCAACAATCTGGTCGTTATTATCCACGTATGGGCTCATATCGAATAAGTATCCCAGACAATCCTGAGCCACCGTCCCACACAAAGTATCATTGATAGGTGAGGTAACAAGTGGAGGACAGCTGATACAAATAGTGTCCATTGTACAGGCGCAAGTGGAGTCAGTACCATCGAAGAAAACAGTCAGAGTCTTGTAATCACTGGTGTCTCCCTCAGTATCAAAGGCTACCATACCCAATATCAGTTCTTGTCCCTCTACACTTGCATTTTCTTTCTCGTAGAAATCGATGACAAATGGAGAAGCAGAATCGTGGTCTGTGTAATATGTACCATAGAACCAGTTGGTGTAGGTGTCTTGGAAACCAGCTATGTCCGTATCAATGTCCAAACCAACGACTGTTTGACCGTTAGCGTCAATATAATCGCTAATATCAAACCTCCAGCCAGGACAATCAGCTGCTTTGTTGTAACAAGCAGTCACATATACATCAGACAGTATTGGTGGGTCCAGTGGGTCAGGAGTTGAATCTCCGTAAGTACAAGAACAGTTGGTCAATGTATCGTTGAAGTATACCTGCAACGTAACAAAATCACTGCCGTTGCCTTCTTCATCCACCACACGGGCTTGTATTTCCAAAGTATCTCCAGCGATGCTGTCAAAATATCCAGGGTTTGGAGTTACCCAGAACTTGGTTAAAGTATCTTGCTCGTAGTCTGTCTCAAAGGTTACATACTCCAGAACATTTATACTGTCCATGTCCACTCCCAGGTCAAGGTCTATTCCTTGCAAGGTCTGACCATTGAGGTTAACATACGATGCAAGATCAAAACTCCATCCAGCACAAGTCGATGTATCGATGTCATAACAGGCTTCAAACAATACAGGGTCTTGAGTAATTTCCGGAGCTGCTTGTTTGACTATATCACCCAGGCAAATACACTCGCTGTCCCCATTGGGGTCAAAGTATACTGAGGCAGTATAATAGTTTCCTACATCACCGTCCATATCGTAAGGATACATAGCAAGATAGAGTGTGTCCCCTGAAGGATTATACCCAGAGTCCGCTTCGAAAATCACTTCCTTGTTGTACACACTTCCCGGACGAGCATGCCAGGTTCCTTGTGCATAAGCATAGAAGGTGTTCTGGTTTCCGGAATCGGCAGTATTTAGATCTAACCCATCGAGCTCTTGACCATTCTCATCGATAAAATCTGACAGGTCAACCACCCAAGTATCACACCCTGAAGGTTGGTTGGCAGAAACAACCGCAAGAGAAGTTCCAGACATTTGTGGAGCATTCGACACCACTCTGCTGCCAAAGTCAGATACTTCAACAGTAATCGTAGCAGAATCAGTCCAATTACCATACTGGTCCTTATAGCGATACTGGAATGTGTGTTGAGTACCTACTGAAGGCATTGTTTGTCCATCACGTAAGAACACCCAGAAACTTCCATTACCATAGAAATAGGAGCCTCCAGAAGAAGTCTTGTAGTAATGACTTTTTACTTTGTAAGGCCCAAAATCAAATGAATCATCTACTGCCGCTGTGGCGGGGTTTAAGTCAAGCTCTATATCATGGTATCCCCCGTTACTTCCCGCATTATCGTCAGCGCCAGCGGTAACCCTCAGATTCTTGAGGATAAAATTGTGTCCGACATGGTACTGCTGTGACTTGTCGAAGTAAACCAAATCATCAAAGATCTTGACCGGAGAAGAACATAAAGAATCTCCAGAAGGACTCTCTACAATATTCACGTTCAAAGCCGTGAAGTGGTCGTTATTGATGTGGTCATAGTTTCCTGCATAGTAAACTTTGTCCCAACCAGTAAAGTTAGTGTCCTGTGAGTCAAGAAAGAATGTGTAGGAATGACCGTAAGGCTCTCCTTCTCCGACTTGCCCCTCAGAAGGCCAGGTAATTACACCTGAGGCGTCTGTTGGTATAACCCCAGCAGGCTCAGCATTATAATTGTATTCCTGATAGTTGAAATTAAGCGACCTATACCCAGCTCTATCGCCCCACAATGGGTTTTCTATGGCGTCTTGAGTATAACGTATATCTACCTCTTTTGGCCCTGCTGGCTGAGCCATAAATTGGGAAGTACGGCTAATATCCGTTGTGCCCCCTGGTTGATAATACCTATACGTGAACTCATTGATCGTTGTTCTTGGAATACCGTGAGATTTGAAATAAAATTCACAGTATCCAGAACCAATAGAGTCCACCCATATCTGAAGATAGTCTTCAGCGTTATGGTAAATGGTCAAGGTGTCCACCCAAGCTCCTGTGTGAGTTTTGAATTTCACAGAATCTATGGTGCCTGTGATATTATCAGATAGAGCCCGATTCCATCCTTGCGGGTTATCGATGTTGCCATCAGTGTCATAAAGGGAACCTACGCTTTCCCAGTAGATACCTGACTGAGAGAAAGCTCCCAGGGAAAGCAACATAACCATTGCTGTTGCAACAGTTCTGCGAAAATTTAGACTCTCAATAAATGAGGTCAGGGCATACAAGACGCCCGCTCCAGCCATGCCAAGCATGAGTAGAGGAAACAATACAAGTTTGTTCATGAATAAGTTGATTGGATAAATAATTTGTTAACTGGATGCAGAATCTTATTCTGTCAGAACTGCAAATATACAGCTTTTTTGCCTGTATACAGTATATTATTCTGTGGTATGTCCAAATAAAAAACCGCTTACACTTCGTAGTACAAGAACCCATCTGCATCGATAGATTCCACAAAACCCATGCGTGTATATATCTTTCTAAGACGCCTTAAATACCAACCCACTCCAGAAGCAGGATAGAGACGACATTTCTTGTTTTGCGCACGGGCATAGGCTTTCACAGCGTTGATTATCTTGTATCCGTAGCCTTTGTGTCTGTAGCCTTTTCGGATCTCGATATACTCAACAAGAACTGTGGTATCATCTTCGTTCAACCACAGTTCCTTGAGCACATGCTGCATGTCGACGCAATAGTCGACCAGCTCGAATAGTTTCACAAGTCAACCCCTCCATTGGTTAGGGTTATCCAAATCGATATTGCCCTGTAACAGGCAGTATATGAGACCGAATACAGCCCCTATTTTGTGTACAAATTTCTTCATAAGCAGTATTATATTTCGTATTTTTGCAAGAATCATTTACTAATAACCCTTAAACATCATTTAATTATGTCAGACGTATCATTAGGCGCTTACCTTCAAGATTGTGGAGTCAAAGGACTCGTTGAAAAGCAGTACATCAGTACTACTACTCCAATCAATACTTACATGGCGCAGCCTGCAGAATCAGCGTTTGCCAACGGAGCCTTAGGCTCACAGTTCGTTGCTGACCCTGATGCGGGCAATCAGACAGAAGGTTGGTGGGACGATATGTGGGATTACTGGGGTCGCAAGGTAAGCGACTGGACGCTCGAAAATATCGAACGATAGTTTCTCCAACACATCATGAAAAACCCAGGCAATCGTCTGGGTTTTTTATTTGAGTAGATTTACCAGGGATACCACAAAGGCTGTGATACATAAGGCCCCCAGCAACCAGCCCAACCAGTAGTCAGGCGACAGGACGAAATAGAACAAAAATGGAAATGCTAAAACCACCCCAATCAATGCTGAGGCTCGTCCTATAAACAAATTTCTTTTGGTCCTCATAGGTTTGGTTTATAGTTGTACTTTTAGAGCGAATTTATAAAAAGGAGCCGAGACCCACGGTGCCGTAGCCGGGCCAACGTGGATCGACTTCCCTATAATTTACTGAAAGAAAAAACTCTGTAAAGTGATTGTTTAAGTTGAGAACGTCGGGCTACTATTTATTTTGAGGATTTTATACAGGTACAGAGAACTCAAACAGCTTAGTCAGTGACTTGGAACCTCCTTGTATGTATAGCATTGCTAAATCGAATCGAGGATGGGTGACCTGAAGCATTCTATCCATGCAGCCCAGCTTCTCCTCGTAGGTATCGGCTACCATCATCTCCAAAAGGATTTCGTTGAGGGTAGGTAGACCGTAGTCTGAGATGAGCCACTGACCGTTTTCCTGGCTCCAGCAGTATTTGTCAGTCCAGGCTTCCAGGGATTCTTCAGTGCCTTCAGGCCAATCCCCTTCATCGGGAACATGTACTTCGAATATATGTAAAGGTTTTAATGGGGAGTGACCACACAACTCAGTGTTGAGTTGAAGTCTTGCAGTTGTTTCAATGAACCTATCGATGACCTTCTCCATCAGTTTCTCTGAGCGAACAAACCCATACCGGGCGTACTCGACCCAGAGGCGACGGATCTCATGGAAAGGGGAGATGTTCCACTTTTGTTTAGTGACACCCCCCATCCAATCTTGGTACATTTCATAAATAAGCTCATCGTATACTTCGTAGTATGCGTGTACAGCCTGGTCTTTGTTCATAATCGAGGCATGTTTAGTTCTTGCCAGAATCTCTCCGGCAAGCAAATATTAGGCACATCCATCGCATCGTAGAACAAAGGAGCAATGTGCTCAGGCTCATACCCAGCCAATCCACATCCTATCTCTGTTACCAGGAAGGTATGGGAAGGGTGAGCTTTGGCATACCTGATGAAATTATCAACATGTATCTCGATAGCGTCAAGAGAAATAGTTTCGATTTGGTATCCTTTGGTTGGAATGGCAAAACACTGGCCTGTCATTCCATAACCCACACCCCACTGGGCATTCCACTGGATGTGAGCCGCACGAGCAGCGCCAGCCCCGTGTATGCCAGCAAGGTTAGAACCAAATACGAACACCTCACCACTGTTAAGCCCAGTGATGTGTTCAGGGGTTGTTCTATTTGTCACGCTGAGTCTCATGACGACTTCTTTAACGGTACAGGAGCAACCGAAAGTCCGAGAGCATTTTTAATCTGGGTAGGAGTCATACCAGCCGCTTCCATTTCTTTGAGAGTGACTTCTCGCTCAGAGACAGCCGTTCGACGGATCTGGGCGCGTAGTTTTTCTCTTTGCAGGGTCATGTCGTTAACTTTGACGTTAGCAACCTGAACTGCGATTATGTTCCTTGCGGATTCGTTGAGTGCGTAGGCTTTGTCTACGCCAAGTTTTCCATCTTTTAACTCTCTACGCTCTTGGAGCATGTCTTCTGTGAGCTCATCTAATAAAGTGGAGTTGTACTCAGCTTTGTGCGAGTCTGATCTTTTTTCTTCTTTCACGGTTGTAATTATTTTTAGAGGTAGTTATACATTTTTTACACTTAAACAGGTTGTTCTCTGCATTCTTTCCTTTTTTAGGGACATAGAAATTTTCTTCTGTGTAAGGCTTAGAGGTTCCGCAAGAAATGCACGTCAGAGTTTTTAGATCTCCCTTTCTTATTTGATTTCTCAGCTCTCTTATAAGTAAGAGTTGCGATCTTTTGAGTTCTATCACACTGTCAGGAAGTTCGTGCATCTCTTCCAGAGAGAGATCAAACTGCTTCTGCAGGTGCCCACGAATAATGTAGTCCTTTAAAACCAAAGAGTCTTTTTTCTTTCTCTTTTTTCTATAATATTTAACTGCTTCAGGGTTTTTTAGTTCCCAATTCTTCTTGTACTGCTTAACTCTATCTGGGTGGGCAGCTACCCAGGCATCTCTTAGTTCTTTTTGTCTTTTTTTATATTCGAGACTTCGGCTGTGGTAATCCTTTTTTGCTTTTTCGTTAATACAGCTCCTACAAGTATGTTTGAAGTAAGTTTTTGTTTTTCCGCCTCGTTTCTTAGTTTGAGTTGGAAAGAAGTCCAGATTCAGGAGTTTCTCTTCCCCACATTTAATGCACGTTCTCTTTTCTTCTTTCATGGGTTTTCTTATTTTTCTGGTATATGTTACAGCATACTTTGCATTTAAAGTCAAACTTTTGCTTTGCGGGATGCCAATAGAAGAACTCAGTGCTTAGTGGGTATGTAGTCCCACAACTTTTACACAAACGAAGACCTTCAGCTTTAAGATCCTTCTCCTTGTGTTTGAGTTCCCGAAGCATAAGAAGTTGCTGCCTTTTAGCCTCAATTAGACCAGGATGGGCACGAACTTCTTGATGGGTTATGGATACGCCAAGCGTTTTTTCAACTATCAGCTTGACTATGTATGAATCAGATAGGGTATCCCTTCTGTTCTGGTGGTAGTTCCTTTCCCTTTCCCGTATTGTGTCCTTTTGTCTCTCGTAACGAGCTTTGTAAGTAGCTGCATTACGTTTAGTTTCCTCTCTTCTCCACTCTCTTTTCTTTTCTGTTTTACAGGAAGGACAATATTTCGCATTAGCACTCTTTGCAGCAAAAGTAGATCCACAAGATGTACATGTCATGTTGTTATGCCTCTGCTGGGTCTGCAAACGGAGCTTATCCTGGAACTTCTTCATGTTCTTAGCCATTTTCTCTTTGTTATTCTTGGCGTATTCCCTGAAATACTCTCGGGAACACACCTTACATAAAGAATATGGCTTCCCACTTCTTATGGGGAACTCTGTAATAGGCATGACTTCACCACACCGGTTACATTTCTTAGTATCACTACACATAATGTTTTTAAAGGGTTAAGGGTTGAAAAACCAGGGGGCCTTGACCACCACCCCCTGGAAACTATGAGAAACAAAACCTGCACTGCAAAACACATCGGGGAATTTGCCTCTTAGGGCTATGGAGTTCTGCGGCTCTTCATACTCACAAGGAGCACCTTCACCGCCATAATACAGGTTTAGGGCTTGGGGTGGGATTCGAACCCACGTACCCGGGTGACACACCGTTGTCACTCCCAAGCGTGTAAAAAGGGGGAGAGAAACACTTGAAAACTCTCCCCCAAACCAAATTAATCCACTAACCAATTTCTCACATGGATGAGAAATGGGTCAACTTATATGGTAAAATGCTTATATTCGCATGGCATTCTGCTTTTGGGAAAAGGGGCAGATCATTTGAAATATTAGCATTGTATAGAAACAAGATTTCAATGAACTTCGTCAAACGGTATTTTGTTAGGTGTTGACGAAGCAAATATAATACTTTTTGTTTTTATACAAAACAATATTCTGTATAAAAAGGAGGAAATGTTTCGATTATTTAGGAAAGCTACTATGGATGATTATCCCAAAACCAGAGATTTACTTGTCCAAAAAATACGTTTGTTGGATATGTTCCAGGATAGCGTGGGAGGATTACTCGTTAAGGATTTTGAGGAGCGGAAGGTGATTCACGTCAACAAGAACTTCTTGAGGTATATGAATATGGAAACTTTGAAGGAAGGGATAACAGGAGTTGAGCTCATGCAGCAGTTTATACACCCAGACTATTTACAGTACCACCAGAATTCTATTGAGTATTTGAGAAATGAGAATAGCAAACGAGATGTGGTCACACACCTGATTCGAAGAGCTTCGGACAAAGCAGTCTTCAGGGCGGTGCTAATCAAGGTATCCGTAGAAGGAACACCACTGAAATTAATAGTGGGCAGGTATTTTCCACAAGATGAAGAGGAAATACTCAATGAGTATAGGGGGTTGCTCTATGATAAGATCCAGCAGGTGGACGACTTTGTTGAAGCCGCCCAAGACCCGCTGGATTCTGTTGTAAAAAGGTCGATGTCCCTGAGTAAAATACCAGAAATGGCAGAGGTCACACGTTATGTGCAACAATTAGAGGATTTGATCACTGATTTAAGGGACAGCAACAAGACGCCCGACTAAGCAGGCACTTTACGGAGGGATTCTTTAAGGTATTCACGGTCGAGGTAGCCTTTTATTCCCGTACTCGGGCAAATAAAGCTCCCCTCATGTGACATCTGGTCATACTGTGCACGGGACAGGTACGAACAGAACTTGCTACCACCTAAGTGATAGACATGACCACTATTTTTATGCTCAAATAGCATTGAGCGTACTTTGTGGTCATTGGCGCAAATGATCACCCTGTAAGGTGTGACAGTCATCGGGCAAATGCTGGGGTAGGATGCTTGTGAGAGGTATACTCCGTGCGTATTACCTCGTCTTTTTCCCACACCTTGTATTTAGACACCGGTATGGCGCGTCCCGACTTAACACGGGTGACCTTACCGGTCAATGGGTTAACAGTTTCGTAAACTTTGGCTTTGTGTGTTGTCGTGAAGAGATCTTCTTTTGCTTTGACATCACGCAGCTTCTTGCGTACATAGAATGCACGGCCTTTACGGTTATTAATACGGTCCGATGTACCCGGACGATAGCGATTCAAAAGATTTGCAAAAAGGTTCATTTTTGATTTGTATTTGTGATTGAACTTTTACTTGTCAACAGCCAAACTCACCGTAAGTGGTGAGTCTGACTGATCTGCCCGACCAATCCCTCGGGCTGGGTATGAGAGTGAAGAGGTGTTCTTAGGAGGAAGTACTATGCTTTAACCAAAATCAATTGCCTGGCAGGATAGTTGGCGGGAGAACACCTCTTCAGTATCTTAGGCTTCAGCTGGGCGCTTTTCACACATAGCCTCTTGCCATACTTGTTCAGCTAAATATCGACCGGCAGTAACATCGGTGAGAATATGTCCCACCCATCTCTCAGGTCGTTCGTCCTGAAGGTCATCGTATGAAATGCTTTTGGCACTCATATTAGCCTCAATGACGTCCAGGTATTTATACTTGGTGAACAGGTCTTTGAAGAGTTTGAGGTTCTTATCGAACTCCAAACGTTTCCTCGCTGCAGCTTCAGCTTCTTTCTTGACCTTGGCAGGTTCCTCGATGAGGTTAGGGAAGAGCTCCAAAAACTTCTGGTATCTTTCATTGAGGTCCCCCCAGAACGGCTCACCTTCTGGGGTATTCTCCCAGAGGAAAGCAGAATCAAGCAAATGCTTATGCTTATAGTCTTTATAACGCTCTACAAACTTCTCCAGGGACTCATGAGCTGCAGTGATAGCGGCTTTAAAAGGGTCAATCGCCCCTGCAACCTGCATGAACAGCACGATGGGATAGAGTATTGATGGGCCGTGAAACCCGTATTGTGCGTGAACCTCAACTTCACCTGGAAGATCTTCTTTTACAGGTTCGGCCTTGTTTTCGCTTAGGACTTTGTCAACAAGGGCATGCCATTTGTCATGAATTTGGGTCCAGTACTCAAGGCCCTCATCGGTGTCCGACCAATCGAAAGCATGAATTATTACTTTCTCAGGTTTATGGGCAAGAACACCATCCAAATTCTTGTAAACTACCCATACATTGTCTTTTGTTGAAGCTCTGCCTAAATAAGCCATACGCTCATAAAAAGTGGTTACACCATTCTCCTTCAAGAATGTGTGGAATTGTCCTACTGTGATTTTCTTCTTTTCCATTTGATTATTCTGTTTAATGGATTAAATATCGGTTATTTGACTGTTATACGGTATTATATACTGCTATGAAATGCCAACAAAATGGCTTAGCAGCATGACCCCGACAGTCAGGATGACTGCCAGGATCAGTTGTGCGGCGATAATTATGTGTCGTTTCATGTTTCTGCGAGTTCGGTTTGGGATATTCTACGAGCAGCCATATCAATACGAAGGTTGAGATAGGTATGAGTAGATTTTGGGATCTGTGCGAGGTCATCCAGGTCCATGGCATTGATAGTGTCATCAATACGATTGTCAATGGTGATGTCGCCTGTTTCGAGAAGGTGCTTGTATGCTTCTTCGAGAAGCACCAGCACTGCAGTGTGCTGCTTGAGTGTTAGCAGTCTCATCACTGTTTTGTCCATAGGATTTGTTTTTTTTAAAGTTCTTAAATAAAAAATTAGGTTTTCTGTTGCCAGGATAACCTTAAACCCCGGTGATTGCCGTCTACATGTAGACAGCAAAACTCTTGCATCCGATGATGCGTCCCTGGGAATCTCTGACGAGATCGTGAGGAGCAACAACATCAGGACGAAGAGCCGCCTGTGCTACCATAGATGATACGATGAAGATCGTACCTTCTGTGGGAGCCGGGAGATTCTCAATCTCACCGAAAGAAACGGCGCAGATTGGAATATCACCGCCGGCAATCTGTTCGCTGTCCATAGACACGCGAGCAATATCGCCGGAAGGCTCAATCACCTCGGTCTCCCCGTTTACCATCAGGTTGATGGCATGAGGAGTCAAGTTGATCTTTCTCATTGTCAAGTGGTATTAATTGGTTTCAAATGAAAAAGCAGACCCAGTTAACCAGGTCTGCTTCGATAGCTGTGTTTCAGGCAATTGACTTTCTGTCCAGCTACCCGCCCCTCAAGAGCCAACCCTTCCAGGCAAACCAAGTAGCTGCTTGGTCTGTTATCCTTTGAGATTGACGGAAATTTGTAGGACCTATTGTAGAAACTTCACGGCATTCTCCTGAGCCATTGGCCGAGCCGACCTCTTCCCGGGTCGTTGTTTCTGCAAATTGGTAGTTGCTAACTACCACGGCGTATTTAATTCGTTATGTGCACTGTAAAAATAGTTTTGAGAACAACAATACCCAGCCCGTAGGCTATGACCAGTCTCATTGGTGCGGGTGCCACCTCATCACCTCTGATTATGGTTTGGGTATTGCTGTTCTGTTGTAGAGGACATCTCCCCTGCATACACTTTATTGTTTGGGCAAGCTACGCCCAACAGGTCTGCTGTTAATTCAGCTCAAGTATGCAACCTGTCTATCTTGAATTTCTTAACGGTCTCGAAAGAAAGTTCCTATGTATAGAATAGGAGTGCTAAAAACACGCCCAGGCAGTATGGAGGACTAACCTGGGACGTGTCAGCAGATAAAATGAACGATTGTTTATCCGGTAAAAATTATGAAAAGCCGAATAGGACAACAGTACAATTCCTCTTCCTGACTTACTCAGCAAACACCGGAAGAGGGGAAGGGTGTTTAGCTGGAAGGCGTCAACAGACGCTCACTCTAATCGTTGTCATAATCCCTAACATCTTGGATGTCAGAAACTACGACGCCATTAACTACATAATAGGTCATGGTGTTGTGGGTATATTGGTGAAACATAAGTGTTCAACGCTATGACGAGAGTGCAGTCGTAAAAAACAAATCCCCAACTCCGAAGAGCTGGGGATAAGTCGGCTACGCAGTGGCGATAACCCTGGCTTTCATGGTACCCTTAGATACCAGAACGTCACCAGTGTCTTCATCAACCACGTCACGCACTGCTGTTTGCTCCGCTACCATGTAGGCAGCAGCATCAGTACGTACACCCTTAGCAACTGGTATGTACACCACTTCATCTCCGATTCTTGCACGCAAGCTGAAGTTGCCTGCAAAAGATTCGGACTCCGTGATGTAGTTGTCAGCGTCTACCTGTACGGTGACGCTTTTACCAGTAGTTGCATAAACAGGCTGGCTGGAATATTTCTTCAGCGAGCCTAAGTTCAGTTGTGATAATACACTCATGAGAATAGGATTTTGTGATGAAACATTTACGACTACAGCAGACCCCGGGGGGTCTACTCTCAACCTTTAGTGTGGGGTGATTGCTGTAGGTGGTAAACAAACACGTATACCCGTTCAATTTTTTTTCTGGAAAAATTTTTCCCGTCCCTCAGCTCAAAGAAGAAATCGTGCAATCGGATTGCAGATCTGGGAGGATTCGTACAGTGTAGTGTGCTTTTGTATGCAATTTTGCACCCGGATTGCATTTTTGCATGGATAAGTACAGGTTAATGTACTTTCCCTTGCATCAAATAACCGTCAAATAAACGACAGTTATCTGATTTACTGGTAAATTTTTGATTGGGCAATTTGAGGTGGTGTACTTAAATTAAGAAAATTCACGCTAATTTTTCAGGTACGTTTGAATTGTTCACGTATCGTGAACGGTCAACTATCTTGTTCAAAATACTTGACTGATAAAACCAACACTAACTAAGAAAATTGGACTTAGCGTATGGTTTAACCAACATAATGTAAAATACACTTGACAAATAGAGGGCTGTTTGTAAAATACGGTTTACATTTGGTAATTCCGCTTAACCCCTGACGGTATTCGGAAAAAACTAACCCCTACCCGGAAATTTCCGCTTATGTAAAGGACACTATCAAAGACATTCAGTCCTTTATCCTGTCGCAAATAGTGCTAAAATGTGCGACAATTTTATGCACGTTTACAGTCATATGTACAAATTATGCTGTTTTTTGTACATATTCTCAAATATTCGCTATTCGCGAATCAAGAATCAACAGCACTTTGTGGAAGATTGGGTTCTGGATTTAACATACAGTTCCTCTGTTGCAGGTATATTGTACCCAGTTTAACACCCAATGACTATGAATGTAGAAGAAATGACACGTCAACAGCGCCTGGAAGCCATACAAGAGTATCATCCAGGTTGTGCTCCGGGAAAGTTTTCTTACCTGGTCATCGCTACTAAGGAAGGAGAATACCAGTGGAACACCGAAAGGCTTGAAAAAGCCTCTGACCAGGTATTGTTTAAGGTGCTGGTGCACATGAAGATCAACAAAGCGGACGCTATGGTGAATTTCCGCAAGTTCCAACAGGCCCGAGAGAAATTCTTTGAGGCGAATCCGGATACTGCCCAGTTCAAACGGACCATCAAAGGACCGATAGGGGAGGATATGGATGTGGATGGGTACGAAGCACACCTGGCTACCTTTCGGCGTAATAAGTATAATGAGCGCATGAGAGACCGTGTGCTGTATGGAGAGGAGGTAAAAGCATGAATGAGACATTCGACGGGATATTCGGGGGACAGAACGGTGAGGTGATCACCCTGCATAACTCTGGGGGACAGGTGAAGTATCCCGTCGTCATTATCTACGATAAGAACGGAAATTTATTAAAAATAGACTGCCATGCAGACGCAAAAGAAGCCGCCTAAACAGGTCGCCATCACATTCAGTGAACTGAAAGCATACGCCAGGGACTGGAATTTCGCCCGGATCGTTATATTTGAGAAGATTCTGGCGCTTTACAGCCGATATGGGGTGCAGATCCGGCTTTCCCGCAGGGATCTGATGCGTGAGATCGATCTTTTATCCCGAAGAAACATCCAGGCATCCCTGGATTACTTCGAAAAGCAGGGATTCCTTGAGGTATTGCCCACTCCCCATGGAAAAACCACTACCCTCCTGCTGAATACCCAGAAGATAGTGGACTCTGCCCACATTATCTACCGCACAGACCGCTTCAAAGACCCGGAAGAATCCTTGGCTTTCCTGGATATGAAACGTCAATACCTTAAAGGGCTGCTCAGGACCGTTTCCCTGCAGTTGGATGAGGATACTTACACCCCAGAATTCGGATTCCCTGTTGGGAGTCCAACGTGCACAGTTGACCAAAAAACACTAAAAGAGAGTCCAACGTACACACAACAGTATTAATAGTAATATATAGTAATATAATAGAAGTTAGTAGAATTATGAAGACTATAGAGACCAGCGCCGATGCCCTGCAAGAGGAAGGCAAGACCTACCAGGTTTCGCCAGGTCATCGCCCATCTTACTGCCTCAGAAGGGCGGAATTCTATCTTCACCTTCTCTGGAGTGAGACATCGATAAAGAAATTTAAAGCCCGCTCAGGCCGTCAGCGCAAGCTCAGACGGGTACAGATCCTGGTCGGACAAACAACCAAACAAGCCCATGAGGATGTAGGTACGGGAATCGTATACAAAGACGATAAAGGAATGCCCACCTGGATTATCTGGAGCAAATGTCAAATCATTAAACAGTAGTATTATGCAAACTTACATTGGAACCAAGATCATTGAAGCACGTCCTATGAACAGGGGAGATTACAACCTTTACAGGGGCTGGGATATACCCGAGGACGAAAATCCTGACGATACAGGATACCTCGTTCGATACCCCGATGGTTATGAAAGCTGGTCTCCCAGCAAGCAATTCGAAGCTGCTTACAAGGTGATGGATTCGGATATGGACTTCGGTACCGCACTTCTGGGCCTCAAGCAGGGCAAGAAGATTGCCCGACAGGGGTGGAATGGAAAAGGCATGTTCTTATTCCTTCTGCCTGCAGGAACCATTCCCAAATCGGCTATCCATGACCCCATGCTCAAAAGCATACTCTCTGACAATGGCAAGGACCATTTTGAAGCCTTAGGCTCTATTCGTATGAAAACTGCCGATGACAAGATCCTTACCGGCTGGCTGGCTTCTCAGACAGATATGTTGGCAGAGGATTGGGTATTTGTAGATTAACGAAGAAATGAGCTAAACAGAACAAAGTTCTGAGCCCGTACTGACATCCTGTCACAAATGCACACGAAGAGGTATCGTTGGAGGTATCACAAAAAACAGCCCGCTAAAAAAGCGGGCTATTTTGTTGATTATCAAGTGATTCGCCTGGGGCTCGAACCCAGGACCCACGCCTTAAAAGGGCGTTGCTCTACGCCCTGCTTAATAACTTCCCTACAGATTAAAAACCACCTCTATTTCTTTAATAACGAGCGTTTGCGATGATTTGCGTCTCATTCTGCAAACATAACAATATTTGTTATATTGGCAAAAATGGGCTACTTTTACATCGTCTGAGGTATCATTGGAGGTATCTTTTGAAGAGACCCCAAAAAGATACCTCCGAAGCTCTGTAATGAAGCACAAAATAAAACTCATCCACCCGTCTATCAAGAGGTTACGCACTGCCGAGGGATACCCCATCATGTTGGAGGTATACCTGGGTCGTGGAGACCGGATTCGACTCAAATCGGGGTATCATTTTGACAAAGAGGCAGTCTCAGATACTGGATTGGTACGGGGAAGATCTTCCGCTGCAGTGCAGACAAACAAGCAACTGAAGCGAATGCTGGACAAAGCCCACCAGATTGATGAGATGCTGGGGGCTGAATACACCCGCAAGCAGTTCATGGATGCCTGGAGGGGGATAGACAAGGAGGATGACCCCAGTGATTTGTTTAAGTACTTTGAAATCGTGATTCCGCAAAAGCCAAAGGGCAGGACAAGGAACTACTTTGTCACCACCTTAAAGCACCTGAAGGCATTTCACCCAGATCCCATACCTATATATAAGGTAGACAAGGACTTTGTGGAAGGATACAGGAAATTTTTGGAGGAATGGCTGGCACCCAATACCGTCAGAACGCATCTATCTAAGCTCAGAAACGTGCTCAATCTGGCGGTGGGAGACAAGAATATGGACCTGAAGGGGTATGTACCTCCTTTTATGACCAACCGCTTACTCCCTGCTCCCGTGCGCAAGACAAGGGACCGCTCGTTGAATCCCCGGCTGATTCAGCGATTGTTCGAGCTTCCGACAGCCAAAGGCAGACGCCACTACAAGTCCCAGCGGCTGTATCATTTGTCCTATCTTTGTTATGGGGCTAACCTGATTGACCTGGCATTGCTCAAGCAGTCATCCATCGTTGGGGGAACCCTGGAGTTTGACCGCAGCAAAACGGGTCGTCAGATTCCACCGGTGGTGATAACCTCCGAGATGGAGCAGATCTTTGAGGATCTGAAGCCCTACTGCAAGGAAGATTACCTGGTCCACATCCTCAAGGATGAGTTCAACTGGCACAACGTCAGAACACGGGTTGACCGCTGGGACAGACACATCAACGACTGGTTGAGCTCAGCCTGTGATGTACTGGGAATACAGCCCAAGGTGACCTTCTATTCGGCCCGGCATAGTTTTGCCCAACATTTGCGCTACGCGGATAAGAGCGATTCGTTCATTGCCAGGTTCTTGGCGCACTCCTCAGAGAGTACGGTCAAGGGATACCTGGTCAACCATGATGTAAAACAATTAATTGAAGTTCAGGATAGCCTGCTTCAGCAACGTAAACCATAAACAATAAGACCATGGGAGTTTTTAGAGTAGAAAGAGACACTAAGGGGCTGGTGAAGGTTGTGTGGGAGAACCACAGCAACCACACCGATCGTTTTGCCTTGTCTACTGGTGTGAAGGTCTCCCAGGAGAACTTCCACTCAGGTCGGGTCTTGGATACAGACCCCCACCACAAGTTCAAAAACGAGGTTATCAAGGAGTACTTCTCCGAGATCATCTCTCTGGTGATTCGCTGTAACAAGCAGAACAACCAGACTAACGCCAAACTGTTGGAAGGAATGTGGAGTGCACGTCAGGACGGAGTCAATTTTGACTATGTCATCCAGTACAAAACGTGGGCCGAAAGCAAATACCTGGATAAGGGGTATAGCGAGCAGACCCTCAAGAATGTAATGGGACACGCCAATCTGATCTCCGAGTTCGAAGCTCATCGCCGCATGTCCCTGGATGTGTCTGTGTTTGACAAAGCGACCATGGATGAGTTGGTGGTTTACATGCAGCTGCACAAACAGTATACTGACCAGCACGTGCTGCGCCAGGTCCGAATGGTCAAGACCTTCTTGAGCGAGCGGTATCCTGTGGCAGACTGGGGCTGGATAAAATATCGTCCGATGTCAACCCGGATTCACTGGCTCAACGACAGTGACATCCAGCTGCTGCAGCGAACACAGCTTGAGCCTCGCCTTAACCAGGTACGGGAAATGCTGTTGGTGATGATAGGAGGAGGACTAAGTCTGCAGGACATGTTCAGGCGTCAGAAGTTTGTCCGGGGATTCCGTTCCCGGTACTACGAGCTGGCAATTGAGTTGTACAAGGATCACACTCGTGTGGACCCGGACGAAGAACGCTTTGAGGGCCAGTTGCGTGAGGTTCTCTACAAGTGTGAGATAGAACGTCAAGTGGAAACAGACAGCGGACAGTACGTACCTTTATATATGGCGGTATCTGGTTCCCTGGGATTTGACACCTATGTGATGGAAGCACTCATTCGTGGGTACAGCCCTTACAAGTTGTTCTACAGTTTACCTATGGCCCACTGGCAATTGTTCTATCCTTATATACGAGAGCGGAATCGCTACAACAAAGAGCTCAAAAAGTTCAAAGGGTTCTAAACAACAAACCCCCGGCATACCACCGGGGGTTTTTATTTACCCAACAACACCGGGTAAATGTTTCACCACCGCAAATCTACACAAAATTTACAACTGTTTGTGGATAAAAGGTCCCTATATTTGGCGACCTAACCATAATAATATTCTGTATAACGTATAGTATTCCTTATATTTGTTCTCATAACAGAATATAATTATGGATATAGTCAAACCGGGAGTGGTATTCGAGCTGAAGAATTTGGAGGCTGATTCTGTCCAGACCATTCGGTTCGTAGAGAAAGTAGCTGGCAAGTTAATGCCCGGAACGACCAACGAAGAAGTCATCCAAATGATGATCGAACGCTTCTACCACCTCCAGAAGGAGGGTCCCTCGGTGGAAAACCAGATGATTCTCATGCTTTTAAAGGACATCAGACGCACACTGGTTCGCCGACAACAGAAGAAATTCCAGAGAAAACAGCAGGCAGGACATGAAAAAGAAGTTAAAAGTACCCTTTAGCAAACAGGAGTATATTGCCACATACGTAAAGTTGCTCAACGGGGTCTTCGATTTGACCCCCAGAGAACTGCAAGCCCTCACCATCTTCCTGCAAAAGGATTTGAAGACTCCTGCTACAACTCCCGCCCGTAAAGCCGCTCTGGAGCAAATGAAGCTCACCTCTCCGATGGCAATCAACAATCTGGTCAAATCCCTGCGCACCAAAGGAGCTATCCTTGGAGAGCCGGGAGACTACCAATACCACCCCATACTCAGAATAGACAAGAGACCCGCACAGTTAATATACGAATTCGATGAACAAGTCTGAAGCAGTTAAGAACCGAGAAGAACTGGTACGCCAGGTAGCCGAGGAGATAGGCTCTTCTTTGGAAG